AGGACATTATGCAAAATGTTGTAAACAATATTGATAATGTAAAATTAGGTGGTAAAAAAGCTAATGTAACAGTTTTATTTGCTGATATTCGTGGGTTTACATCAATGAGTGAAAAGTTAGAACCTGACGAAATTTCAGTTATTTTGAATGAATATTTTACAGCTCTAGAGCCTATTATTAGTAGTTATAATGGTGTAATTAATAAATTTATTGGTGATGCGATTATGGCAATTTTTGGAGAACCTATCCAAGATAAGGATCACGCTGTAAATGCGGTAAAATGTGCTGATGCAATGCTTAAAAAAGTTCAAGAGCTTCAAAAGAAATGGTTAGAAGAAGGTAAACCAAAAATTGAGATTGGTGTCGGAATTAATACGGGTGAAGCCTTTGTGGGAAATATAGGTTCAGAGAAACGCTTGGAATATACCGTAATTGGAGATATGGTAAATTTAGCAAGCCGTATTGAAAGCTATAACAAGGTTTATAAAACACAATTTTTGATTAGTTCTTTTACATATCAATATGTACGTGGTATTGCTGATGTAATTAAGATTTCTGAGGTTAAAATTCGAGGTAAAGAAAAGAAAATGAATATCTATGAAGTTTTGAGGTTAACTTAATGAAACATGCTTTAATTGTAGATGATTCGCAAAGTTGGAATAATTATCATTGCCAAAATTTAGCTCAAATTTATCGTGAAGAAATTGAAATTGACAGAGCTTATACAGCAAGAGAAGGTTATGATTGGGTATACAATTACATAGATAATCCGTATGATTTAATTATAACAGACCTTTCTATGGAAAATGATTTTGCTCCTAAGTTCGCTGGAGAATGGTTGGTTGAACAAATTAAACTTTTGAAACAATATTATAAAACACGTATAGTAATTATATCAGGTTCAATGGCAATAAAGCAGATAGCAGAAGATCTTGGGGTTGATTATATCCCCAAGTATGTTGTAGCTAGTGACATTTCGGTCTATAAAAATTTAAACTTCTAAGGAAAAGAGTTTTTGCGCAATATCGCTAATTTCGACCGTGTCTTCTATCTCTCCTGTTGCTTCTGCCGCCATAATGGCATTACTAACATCTTGAGATGCATCTAATACAGCCTTTAGTGCTTCCAGCTCTGCTGAAAATAAGCTAATTTTAGCCATGTCTGTAACGTTCAAAGGGCACTCCTTTTGTTAGTATACTATATATATACCCGAAGCATGCATGCTTGAAACCTTTAAATTAAATAACATGTCATTGTTGTAATAAAACTTTTTATTGTTTTTTATACGATTAATTTTGACTATTTTATTTCAAAATCTACGCTTTCATTGCTTTCTTTTTTTAGACCTGTTAAAAGTTCATAAACATAAGATGTAGCAAGTCCAGCGAAAGCGTTCATTAATGCACTTAATAATGCAACAAAGAAAATTAGTAATAGTAATACAATGAAACTTCCGAAACTGTTAAAAAAGTATTTGAAGAAAAAATGAGATTGTAATGCGCCTAATGGAATAAATCCCAAAATTAAGTTGATTGGTGTGTAAATAACAGATGCAGCAACAAATGAAACAAAACCAATTACACCACCTAAAATAGCGCCTTCTCTCATATCAAAAATGCCGATTAAGTTTTCACGCTTCATATAAACTAAAACGACAGGAGCTAAGCAAATTACCAATATTGTAATTGAAAAAATATTTATAAATGGAATTAGTGATAAAAATCCTAAAGCTCCACCCGCAATAGCCGCTAAAATAGCAATTTGTCTTAATAGTAGTTCGTTAATCATAATTATTTTCCTTTATTTTGTAATCAAATCTCTGCAATTTCTAGTATGGCAAATAGCAATTGCAATTGAGTCTATTGTATCATCTAATTTTGGTAAGTCATCACGCTCAAGGGCGATTTTTACCATTTGTTCAACTTCTTTTTTGCTAGCTCTGCCAAATCCTGTAAGTACTTGTTTAACCTCCATAGGAGTGTATTCATAAGTCTTTACCCCAAATTTTTCAAGTGCCATAAGAATTACGCCACGAGCTTCAGCAACGGGCATAATTGTTGTTTGATTTTTGAAATAAAAAAGTTTTTCCATAGACGCAATGTCTGGTGAATATTTTTCTATAATCTGAGAAATATCTTGAAAAATTTCATATAATCTAGAAGCGTCAGATTTCCCTTTTTCTGTTTGTATAGAGCCAGACGCAAGCAAATTCAAACTTGCACCGTTAAAATCAACGATGCTGTAACCGACAATTGCCATTCCTGGATCAATACCTAAAATCTTCATATAATCATTATAGCAATCTTTTAAATAATGGCAATTACTTAATAAAAAACAGACAAAATAAAAATGTAAAGTTTTGTAAAGTGTCAAAATGACACTAATAACAATGAATGAGGCAAACCGCATTAAATTTATAAAACAAAAAGGTTGACTTTATAATCTTTGTATGCAATAATTAAATTGTGCATTAAAAGTGTAGATTAAACACTAAATGACATTACATTTACCCAAAAAACAAATATAAACTCCTAAATAATAAACACTAAAAAGAGACCATTAGGATGCAGAAAACACACACTCAGAAAATGAGTGTTTTTTTTTGCTCTAAAATTTTATCGGTTTGGGTGAGTAATTCCATAGCCAAACAATGCAAAATCGTATTTTGCAGGGTCGTTAGCATCAAATTGTTTCAAATTGTTTGTAAGTTCTAGAACAGCTTTATAATCGTTTGAATTGCGTGTTAACAATCCCATACCTCTAGATATTCTTGCAACATGTGTATCAAATGGAATAACAAGTTTTGATGTAGGAATAAAATCCCAAAGTGCTAAATCCACAGGTGGTTTTCTAACAAGCCAACGTAAAAACATATTTAAGCGTTTAAGAGTTCCGCCTTTTTTAGGGTTAGGAACAAGGTGGCAATAACCTTGTGTTAAATCGCAATCATCGTAAAAATAGTTGCAAACCGCTTGTAACATTGGAATTGTATCACCGTTGTAGTTGCTTTCAAATAACCATTTTAAACATTTTTTGTTTTTATATAGGTTGTTTAGCTTCTTAAAAAAGTTTGCAAAATCAGGTTCTTTAGTAAATCTATAATTATAGTCTCCAAGCATTTTGGGGTCAAAATTCATTACAAAGTCATAAGGTTTATAATCAATTAAATTTAATAATTCGTCTATTTTTCTCAATATAACTTTTCTGTTGCCATAAGCTATACAAGAGGCTAAAAATCCAGCAATCGTAACATCTTCTTCGTTTTTAAACTTATGTGGAAATTGGATTGGGTCGTCTTTTATAAACTCTGGAGTTTCATATTGTTCAACAAGTTTGTCTAATTCTTCTTTTGTAATCATCTTAGCCTTTCAAAAAAACTATTCAATATGTTATCACAGTCTTGTTCGTAAATTCCGCCATAAACTTTCATTTTAGATTTATGTAGATTTCTCAAATCAATAGCTGAACCTAAAGCGCCGTATTGTTTATCGTAAGAACCAAAATATAAGTTTTTAATGCGTGATTGAATTATTGCGGAAGCGCACATTGGACAAGGTTCAAGAGTTACGTACATATCACAATCATCAAGTCTCCAACGTCTTAAACCTTCTTGAGCCATTTTTAAGGCTAGAATTTCTGCGTGAGCTGTTGCATCGTGTAATTCTTCTTTTTTATTATTTGCAAATGCAATTATTTCGCCATTTTTAACGATTACCGCACCAACGGGAATTTCATTTTTTGTTTGTAGTGCAACTTCAATTGCATCTTGCATAAATTTCATAACTTGCCTTATTAGTTTTGTTTGTTAAATAGAGGAAGGGTTATATCGACTTTAAAACCGACTTCATCAGTTGAAGAAATTTTAATAGTGCCGTTCATAGCTTCAACAAGACCTTTAACGATAAATAGTCCTAAGCCTGTACCTCGAGTGGTTCTTGTCGTTTTGTCATCAATTCTAATAAACTTACCAAATAATGTTTCAAGTTTTTCTTCAGGTATTTTGTCACATTGATTAGAAACAGTTATTGTGGCATTTTTTTCGTTGTAAAAACCAGAAATTATAATTGGTGTATCTTCTTTTGAATATTTAACCGCATTTTCAACCAAGTTTACAATAACTTGTTCTGCTCTGTCTTTGTCTGCAATTACAAGTGGGAAATCATCTGGTATTTCGTCTCTAATTTCTCTTTCTTGTACATTTTTTACAAGTGGAATTGACGATGCAACTGTGTCTGAAATCCAAACCGGTTCTAATGAAACTCTAATTCTTGCACGCTCAATATCAGGAATAACTAATAAATCTTCAATAAGTCGTTTTAGACGTTCTGATTGACGTTTGATTGTTCTCAATGATTTTATTCGTGTTTCTTCGTCAATAGTAATATCAGTTCTTAAAAGTCTAGAGGTGTAGCCTTGAATACTTGTTAATGGTGTTCTTAATTCGTGGCTTACTGTATCAATTAAGTTTGAACGAAATTCGTTAAGCTGTTCTAACTTAACATTCTGTTCTTTTAATTGCAAATAAGATTTATGAATTTCTGATGCCATTTTGTTGAATTCTGAGGTTAAGAACACAATTTCGTATGGAGTGAAGATGCTTTTTAATAGACGAATACGTCTTTCATAACTACCTTTTGACATAGCCATAATACCTTTAAATAATTGGCGAATGTTAATGTACATGAAGTATATATATAAAGCAACTACAATAAAAATGCTCAGAGCTGAGGCAAATACTGCCATTAAAAGTTTAATTCTGCTATCGTTAATTGTATTTCGTGTAATTTTTTCAGTGGTGTTTACCAAAATCATAACGTCAGGTTTTGTTTTGTGAATATATGCAAGAGGTTGGTCTTTTAAGTTACCATAAATTACAACATTATTATCTGTTATTTTTTCGGGAATTAAATCAACAGATTGTTTATAAATTTCTTCGCTAAATTTATGTGAAGCAATTAATTTGCCAGTTGAATCAAGAACGTAAATTTGTCTTGCGTTGTCCTCTAATGATTTAAAAAGGTGTTCATTGAGGTCCTCGTTTCTGAAGGTTGCAACTAAATATTGGTTATCTTTTGTTGGAACAGTAATTGTGAACTTGTTATTAGCTTTGTTTTCAACATCAAGTCTTTCTGCATCTTCTTCTTTTGATACGAGTTTTAGGTCGTCATAACTTGCAAAAGTATTTTGAATTGTTTTTATGTAGGCTTTTTTGGATTCTTGAGACGGAAAGTAATTTAGTGCAATACTAATTTGTTCAAGCTCATTAGTTGCGGTTCTAGCGAAGATATCAACCTCGTTTGAAACAACATTTGCAACAAGTTCAGCAGATTCTGTAAGTTGTCGTCTCATTGCGTGTTTGTTTATGTTGTTGATTACAATACCACTAACAATCATCGGAATTAAAACCGCAATAAACAATACAATCAAAATTTGCTCTGCAATCTTTAACCGTTTAGGTTGTATTAATTTTCTTATTTTATTTAACTTTCGTAGTGTGTTTTTGTTCATTATTCTTCAGTGAATGGAGTTAATTTGTAACCGACATTTGTGACTGTATGTAAGTATTTGGGTGCTTTTACGTTTTCTTCAATTTTGTTTCTAAGTCCACCAACATGAACTCTCAACATTCTAACGTCTTCGTTGCTATCATACCCCCAAACCTCGTCTAGTAGCGTTGCTAGAGTTACTGCGTTGTTAAAATGTTGCATTAAGCTGTATAAAATTTCAAATTCTGTTGGAGTTAATTTTACACGTTTATTTAAAATAGTACATTCCAAAGTATCAGGGAATATTTGAATATCACCGACATTCAAAACTTCGTTAGATAGTGGATTTTCTTCTACAACTTGATTTCTGCGCAATAAAACTCTTATTCTCAGTAAAACTTCTTGAATGTCAAAAGGCTTTACTAAATAGTCATCAGCGCCGTTGTCAAAACCGTCAGTTTTGTCTTCAATTGTACCTTTTGCCGTAAGTATAAGGATTGGGATTGCAAGTTTTGCTTGTCGAATATTTTTGCAAACATCAAAACCGTTCATTTTTGGCATCATTACATCTAAAAGAATAAGGTCGTAAGAGTTGTTTAAGGCTTTGTTTAAGCCTTCTAAACCGTCTTTTGCGGTATCAACAATGTAACCACTTTGAGCAATGTCAAATTCTAGCAGTTCTCTAATTTCTTCGTCATCATCAACAATAAGAATTCTTTTTTTATTGTAATTATCCATACATATCCTCTAATTTATATAAAAATTATATAAAAAAATATCTCAGCTTTCAAGTAACTGCGTTAATTGTGAGATTTTGTAACATATTTTTAACAAGATTTTATTTTTAAGCAATTAAAAATATTTACCTTACTTAACTCCCATGTAAAAAAATGAATAAAGAAAAGTATTAATAATAAAAAAGAAAGGATTTTTATGAACATTTCTCATGCAGGTATGGCACAGCCATCTTTTAAGGGTTGGATTTTTGACGGAAAAACGGCAATTAATGATAAGGCGGTTGCCGTAATTGAATGTGCATCTCCGTCATCTTATGCAACAATGCATTTGGTAAATGGTAGAAAAGTAGAGTCAAAATTAAATGCTCGGCAACTTATGTCAGAACTAAGTATGGCGGAATCAATGGGTGTTAGAAAAGTGCCAGAATATTCTTTTATTGCCTAGTAGATAATAGTTTAATAAAGCGCCAAAATCTGAAAGATTTTGGCGCTTTTATTGTATTAATAACCCAAGTGTCGTACTTGAAACAAACTCAATTTTTGTGTAAAATGATGGAAAATTATGGGGATATTATTATGAAAAAATATATTGTATTATTATGTGTAATTTTGTTTGGTTCTATTGCTTTTGCAAGTGATTATAATGTTTACAAACTAGATAACGGACAAACAGTTATTGTAAAGCAAATTACATCTAATCCTATTGTTATTATTGATACTTGGATTAAAACAGGTTCTATTAATGAAAACGACAAAAATACAGGTGTTTCGCACTTTTTAGAACACTTGTTTTTTAAAGGAACTGAAACCCACCCAACAGGCGATTTTGACAAAATACTAGAAGCAAAAGGTGCTGTTACAAACGCCGCTACAAGTAAAGATTTTACTCACTATTATATAAAACTTCCGTCAAAAGATTTTGATTTGGCTTTAACTTTGCATGCAGACATGCTTTTAAACCCTCAAATTCCAAGTAAAGAAATGGAAAAGGAAAGAAAAGTTGTTTTAGAAGAAATAGCCAAAGATAAAAATTCTCCGTCAGATATAGTTTATGATAACTTAAATGAATTAATTTTTAAGGTTCATCCATACAAACGTCAAGTAATTGGTACTTCTAAAGTTATTGAAACTATTACTCGTGAAGAAATTTTAAAGTATTACAAAACTCACTATGCACCAGAAAATATGATTACGGTTATTGTCGGTGATGTTAATCCAGATGAAGCGGTACATAAGGTTAAGGAAGCGTTTATTTGCGATGCTCGAAAGGTTGACAAGATTCACTACAAAAAAGAACCTCCAATCTTATCTCAGCGTGTAAAAGAAGAAACTTTTGATAGTAATTCAGCTTATATGATGATTGGTTATAGAGGAACTAACGCTACAGCAAAAGATATGTATGCACTTGATATTTTATCAACAATACTAGGTGAAGGCAGAACTTCAAGATTCTATAAAAATATTAAAGAGCAAAAACAATTAGTGACTTCAATTTCTGTGTCGAATCTTTCAATGAAAGACGATGGAATTTTTGTTGTAAGCACAAATTTTTTACCAGAAAATAAAGATAAACTAAAAGCAGAAATTTTTGCCGAAATAGAAAACATTAAAAAACAAGGGATTACTCAAGAGGAATTGACAACAGCAAAAAATATTACAGAAAGAGATACTCACTACGCAAGAGAATCTGTTTCTAATATTGCCTCAGAAATGGGTTATACGGTTGTTTTGACAGGCAATCCTAAAGATTATGATAATTACTTAAAAGGTATAGAAAATGTTACAGCTGATGATGTAAAAAGAGTTGCTAACAAGTATTTAGGTCAAAATAATTGTGCAATTTCAATAGTTTTACCTAAAAACTCTCAAATTTCTGCTAAAAAACAAGAAGTTACACAAAATAAAAAACATAGTGCAAAATTAGTGAAATCTGCCTATAACACTAAAAAATATATCTTAGATAATGGTGCAACTTTACTTGTAAACAACCATAAAAACAACGATATTATTGCAATTGCAATTAGGGCAAAAGGCGGAGAGTTTTTAGAAAAGAAAATCGGTTCAGCTGATTTAATGGCAAGTGTGATGATGAAGGGCACAAAAAAATACTCTCAAATTGAGTTTTCACAAATTTTGGAAGAAAACGGAATAAATATTTCACCTTCATCTGGGGCGGATTATTTTTCTGTGAATGTTTTAACAACAAAGCAACAGTTGCCACTAACCTTGAACTTGTTAAACGAAGTCATTAATAATGCAAAATTTGATGATTATGAAATTGAAAAAACAAAAAAGACGATGTTACAAGCAATCAAAGCCAAGCGTGATGTACCATTAAGCCGAGCTTTAGAAAATTATAGAACTGCAATTTATGAAGGTTCAGTTTATTCAAATACCTCAAAAATTTTAGAAAATAACATTTCAAAGGTACAAAGGAACGATATTGTTGATTATTACAATACAATTTTTTACCCTAAAAACTTGGTTATATCTGTAAACGGAGATGTTAATGAACAAGACATTATCAATGAAATGTCAGAAATTTTTAAAGGTACAAATGGCAAAGTATTTAATTACAAAGATTATGCAAATACAATAAAATCAAGAACACAACCGAAAGTTGTAAGAGATGAAATTAATGACTTGCAAACATCTTGGGTTATTCTAGGTTGGCAAACTGACGGAAACACCAACTTGAAAGATTTTGCAACACTTCAAGTTATTGATTCTTTTATGGGAACAGGCATGAGCTCTCGTTTATTTAGACATTTAAGAGAACAAATGGGACTTGCTTACCAAATAGGAACAGGTTTTTCACCTAATGTTTTAAAAGGTGCTTTTACTATGTATATTGGTACAAACCCTGCAACAGCACAACTGTCAAAAGATAAAATGTTAAAAGAAATGGAAACTTTAAAACGAGAATTTGTCGGTGAAAAAGAACTTCAAAACGCAAAAGATCAATTGATTGGACATTTTGTTTTAGCACTAGAAACTAACTTAGATAAGGCATCAGGACTTGCTTTATATGAAGCAACAGGACGAGGTTTTGACTTTGTTGAGAAGTATACAAATTTAATTCAAAGTGTGACACCGTCTGATATTATGGAGGTTGCAAACAAGTATTTTAATGACAATTACGTAGAATCTATTGTTGATAAGGTCAAGTAATGGATAGTGAACAAGTTGAAAAAATTCGACAAGCCGTAGAAATTGAAGAAAAATATGGTTATATAGATATTCAAGGACGTACAAAACCGTTTTCAAAGTTTATTAAGTCGGAAATAACAGCTGAATACAAAAAAACAAAAAGTCCAAAGTGGCAAGTGCTAATTGAGGCTTTTGAACGTTATCCAATGGAATCTATGCCGATTAGACGTAAGATTTTGACTCGCTTTCGTGCGGTAATGCATCAAGAGCTTAATCCTAAAAAAGAAGAACAAGATGTTCGTATTGAAAGGAAATTGCCGAATGAGTGCGATGTAACTTACGTAAAAGGGGTAGGACCAAAAGTCGGATATTTGTTGAATAAATTAAATGTATATACCGCAAACGATTTATTGTATTACTTTCCAAAACGCCATATAGATTACTCAGGCAGAACGATGATAAAGTCGCTTAAAGAGGGTGAAACTACTACAATTTTTGGATATATAAAATCCTCACAAACCTTTACTACAAAAAATAATTTAGGTGTAGTAAAAGTTAAAATAGCAGACGAAAGCGGTGCTATTGAATTAAGTTTCTTTCAAGCAAAATCTAACCGTTTTATTTTAGAACGTACTAAAGCGCAGTTCCCAGCTGGTGCAGGAATTATGGTGTCTGGAGAGGTTAAACTAAATAAGTTTAATATGCAACTTACAATAGATAAACCTTCTTATTCAATAATTGCTGACGATATCTTTGATAATTCAAATTTGAATTTGGGCAGAATAGTTCCTGTTTACCCTTTGAGCGAGGGATTGAATATGAAAACTTTGCGCAGAGCTATTTATAACGCATTGAATACGTTTAAACATACAATCAAAACGGTTATTCCTGATTATTTACGTAATAAATATAGTATTATGAATAAGGCAGATGCTGTTATGCAAATGCATTTTCCTGAAAATATGGAGAAACTTGAACAAGCAAGATTTTCTTTAGTTTTTGAAGAATTTTTTATTTCTCAAGTTAAACTAGCACTATTAAGAGAACAAAATAAAAGTAAACATAATTCAGTTCATTTTAAAGTTGATGAAAACGGGCTTGTAATGAACTTTATTAAAGGGTTGCCATTTACATTAACGCACGCACAGAAGAACGCTGTAAACGAAATATTGAACGATTTGCAATCAGATGAACCAATGCAAAGGCTTTTACAGGGTGATGTTGGTAGCGGTAAAACAGTTGTTGCGTGTATAATGCTTCTGGCAGCGGTTGAATGTGGTTATCAAGGTGCATTAATGGCACCTACTGAAATACTTGCTCAGCAACATTATAACAATTTGGTAAGTTGGCTAACCCCTTTAGGGTTGCATGTGGGTTTATTCTTAGGTTCTAACCGTAAAAAGATTCGTGAAATGATGGAGACAGATATTAGAAATGGTCAAACACACATTGCTGTTGGTACTCATGCACTTATTCAAGACAATGTTGAATTTGCAAACTTGGGTGCGATTGTAATTGATGAACAACATCGTTTCGGTGTAAAACAACGATTAAACTTACGTAAAAAGGCTCAATCTCCACAAGTTCTAACAATGACAGCAACACCAATTCCAAGAACTTTAGCGCTTTCCGTTCATGGTGATATGGATTTGACAATTATTGATGAACTTCCAAAAGGCAGAAAACCGATTAAAACCGCACTTTGCAACTCAAAAAAACAAATTTACAACTTGCTAAGACGTGAAATTGATGCTGGACGTCAGGCTTATGTTGTGTATCCACTCATTGAAGAAAGCGAAGCCTTATCTGCAAAAGCGGCAACAATTGAAGCTGAAAATTTACAACAAAATGTATTTCCAGAGTATAAAATAGGGCTTTTGCATGGCAAATTAAAAAATGATGAAAAAGAAAGAGTCATGCGTGACTTTAAAGAAGGCAAATATGATATATTGGTTGCAACAACAGTTGTTGAAGTTGGTGTAGATGTTCCAAATGCGACAGTTATTGTTATTGAAAATGCTGAACGCTTTGGTTTGTCTCAATTACATCAATTGAGAGGTCGTGTTGGACGTTCTGATTTGCAATCGTATTGCGTATTATCATCTTCTACTCGTAATCCTGAAACTCGAGCAAGATTAGAAATTATGGAGCAAACAAACGACGGTTTTGTTATTGCGGAAAAAGATTTAGAACTTAGAGGACCTGGAGAATTTTTAGGAACACGTCAAAGTGGTTTGCCTGATATGGTTGTTGCTGATATAGTAAAAGATACAAAAATTCTAGAAATGGCAAGAAGTGAAGCTATAAATTTTGTTAAAGAACACAATATTGACGATTATCCGCTACTTAAAAATGCAGATAATTTGCAATCTGTAAGCAACTTAGACTTGTTATCATCTTAATTATAGATTTTCGGCATTAAAGAAATTGAATTGAGGTCTTTTATTTGTATTTTGTACATGATTGAACAGCAAATAACAGTCATTTTATTTATTTTTTTCAAAAGATAAAATTGTTGCGGGCATACTTTCTACATTCTTGGTTATACCGTTGGTATTCTTATTAAAGTTAGCACCTGAAAATAAATAAGAATTGTAATTTGTAAACAAATGTAACAAAAACGCAAAAATTTTTAGAGAAAATGTTATAAACTTCACAAAGCTGGGAATATTATTATTGTGGGTAAGGTAATATTCGTATACCCACATCTCTAATTCCTCTCTTCTAATACGTGGTTTTAATTACCGGCTTTTCCTAGCCGGTTTTATTTTTTACCGTTTATGTAGATATATTAATCATTTTAATAAAAATTAGCATTGATAATTTTTGTAAAAGTTCCACTTTCTTTCTTACATGAAAAAAATTGAAGGCGTACAATTGTCTTATATAAAAATTAGAGATTTAAATTTGAATTATTGGGGAAGTGGATTACAATGCAAGGTTATTGTTTTGAACTAATTACCGGACCGATGAGTTGCGGAAAAACTGAAGAACTTTTAAGAAGAATAAGAAGAAGCATTATAGCAAAGAAAAAAGTAAAAGTTATTTCACCATGCATTGATACAAGAGAACAAGGCGACTATATTAAATCAAGAAATGGTTTATGGTTAGACGCTGTAAAAGTTAAACATTCAATACAAATTTTAAGTGTGGTTAAAGATGAAGATGAAATCGTTGCTATTGATGAACTTCAATTCTTTGATTCTAATATTGTAAAAGTTATCGCAAAATTAATGCAAGATGGTAAAAAAGTTATAGGTACAGGTTTAGACCTTGACTTTAAAGGCGATACTTTTGGCTCAATGCCTGAATTGATGTGCCTAGCAACAACTGTAGATAAATTACATGCAGTTTGTATGAAATGTGGTTCTGATCACGCAACACGAACTCAACGCTTAATTGATGGTAAACCAGCAGATAAGAATTCTCCATTAATTATGATTGGTGGAGATGAAACTTATGAAGCTCGTTGCGTTAAATGTTGGGAATTACCTGATGCAAAAGAAGACGCTAAAAAATCAAATGTTTTGAAATTTGCTTTGAAATAAGATCTAAAAAAAGGGCGGTGTTGCTTTTGCAACACCGCCCTTTTTTGTTAATTAAACTTTTTTAAGTTTTAATTCATTGTTTAATCTTCTGAACTTAACACGTTGGTCATGGTTTAGGATTGACTTGAAATCTTTATCTGCGTTGTGTTGAAGATTTTGGATATCTTTGTTTAACATGTTAATAATTTGTCTTTGTTGTTTTTTAACTTTTGTGTTTTTTTCTTTGGAAACAGCTTGGTAGATAGCCTTTTCTTTTTTTAGTTGAGCGTATAAAATAGCTTCTTTATCAGCTACCTTTTGGTAAATTTGATTGGCTTTAGCTTTTTGTAAATCTGTTAATAAAAGAGCGTTAGCAATTAATAAACGACGAGTTTTAAGCATATTTAATTCTTGTTTTATTTCTTTATTAGTAAGAGTGTAATCATTTGTTTTAACTTCTCCAGCAAGGGTTATAGATGATGTTATAAAGATTGTTAATAAAGCTATAAGTACTTTTTTCATGGTATTCCTTTCAATGTTTATAATTTATAGATATATTATACAATAATAAAGATAAAATTGTGATAATATAGATATAAAAAAGAGGAAATAAATGCAAGAAATAAATTTAAGAAATTATGCTCATTTGGGCGATGCAGTTTGGGAACTGTTTGTAAGAGAACATTTGATAGAAAAATGTGCAAGACCAAAAGATTTGCATAAATGTACGACAGATAAAGTTAAATCATCTTTTCAAGCGAGCATGCTAGAACAAATTGATGATGAATTAACCGAAGAAGAACAGGATTTGAAACGTCGAGCAAGAAATATGGAGGTTCCTGTGGCGAGACGTAATAATCAGAATGAATATCGTCAAGCAACAGCATTTGAAGCGCTTTTAGGGTATTGGTATAGAGAGGATAAAATACGTTTAAAGTATTTTTTTGACAAATTATTAAGTGAAATTTTAAAATAGGTATTTACAAATAAATTTTATTATGTATAATAATTACATAACCCGATGCGGGGGATTAGCTCAGCTGGTAGAGCACCTGCTTTGCACGCAGGGGGTCAGGAGTTCGAATCTCCTATCCTCCACCAATAAAAAAATAAGACCTTCATTTGAAGGTCTTATTTTTTTAGGTATTATTGTAATTTATTGAGTGGTTTGATTATTACAGATGGTGCGATTATTATAACTAGACATGCAAAATAATAATGTCTGACACGCAAAATAATAAATTTTAAATTTAACCCTTTTTAGGGGAAATTTTTATTATTTTGAATGTCTAGGATTTATTAAATTGCATGTCTAATTATTAAATTGTTTGTCCGACATTCATTTTAATAAATGTTTATAATTTTACACCTATTATATTAATATATATAATTAGTTTATTAAGAAAGGAGTGCTTTATGAATAAAGAAGAATTAGTAACAGAAATTTCAAAATCTGCGAAAGTAACTAAAAAAGAGGCTGAAGCAGTATTATCAGCAACTATTGAAACTATTGAGAATACTGTAAAAAAGGGTGACAAAGTAACTCTTGTTGGATTTGGAACATTTGAACCAAGAAAAAGAGCAGCAAGAACAGGAAGAAATCCACAAACAGGCAAGGAAATTAAAATTGCTGCGAAAACCGTTCCTGCATTTTCTGCCGGTAAAAAGTTTAAAGAAGCAGTTGCTAAATAGTTATTAAATAATAGTTAAAAAGACGGAATTCATATTTGAGTTCCGTCTTTTTGTATTTTTATTACTTTATTATATGCAGGACATGTCGTTCATAACATAAACAACAGCACCAATAATATTCACACTATCAGTTTTTAAATCAACTTCAAATGGTTGGTATATTGGGTTATCGCTTTTAACTAATAATTTGCCCGGCATATATTGCAGGCGTTTTACAAATAAGGCGTTTTCTATTCTTATTGCATAAATACCGTCATTTATATATTCTTTTACACTTGTATCTACTATTATCTGCGAACCGTTTTTAATTCTGCTGTTACCACCATCCATTGAATCGCCTCTGACGGTAAACATGACTAAATTGTTTACATTTGCACTTATATGCTTTTTAATCCAATCTTTGCCGAAAGACACAAAATCTTTAGTTGATTCAATCTCTTCAGTTAATGAGCCAAATCCTGCCGATACATCCATATTTACAACAGGAATAAATACTGTGTTGGATAAATCAATATTTGCAGGCATATTTGCTTTTGATTTATCTTCTTCAGATACAAACATCTCTCCGACACCCTGTAAAAGCCAAAAAGGATTGGCATCATATACTTTGATTAATCCGCTGATATACGAAACACTAGGTTGTCTTTGTCCGCCCTCATAACCATAAATGGTCGGTGCAGTAATTTTACATCCGTTTTTCAATAGCTCTTCGCAAAAGGCATCAATTCCTGAAGATACTTGCATTCTAAATGATTTTAATCTCTCTTGTATAGTCATTTGTAATAGCACTCCTTTTCAAAAAACATGTTTGCATAAATTATTCATTTTTTCAACAAAACTATTCGCAACTTCTTTACAATACTTCATATTTTAATATATCCTTATGCGTTATTTAATCAGCATTTTAAAATTATGAATTAAATTTTTCTTGTTACTTTGTTCACAATTTTACTAAAATCATTGACGGAGTATTCATTTTTAAATAGTATATTAAATAATGAATAACAAAATTTAAAAATCGATTAGAGGACGGAGAGAATGAGGCTATCGTTAAATCAAAAATATATCATTGGTTTAAAAGAATTGAAGATGACTCAAAGTGACTTGGGCAAAGAGTTAGGGTTCTCCCGTAACTATATAAATATGCTTATTAAAGGTAGCCGAAAAAATGAATTATTTGACCAATGGATGAAAGAAAACGTACTGGTTTTATTCAAAAACAAAAGGAGTGTTAAATAATGAATAACACTTCAGATGTTTGGTTAAATATTGAAGAAGTTTGCAGTCTTACTAATAGTAAAAAAGAAACAATTAGAAGAAAATGCAAATCCGGAGAATATAAGTGTAGATTTGAGCTTGCAGGCAGGAATAAAAATTATCAAATTCTGTTGTCATCTATGCCTTTAAAGTATATCGAAAAGTATAAATCATACCTTACACCGACTTCACAAAATGAGGCAGAACAAAGTTTAGAAGCATATTCTAATGCTCCAAAATGGATGAAAGCTAAAGCTGAAAAATATTTGGAACTGTTTAGACTAACAGAAGGAATGACCTATCAAGAAAAATTAGATTTTCTTGCAGACTGGTCGCAAAAATATCCTGATAAGCACACTTCTTATCCATCATTAAGTTTGGCATTAAGGAAATATAATAATGGCGGCATAACAGCATTATTATCAAATTATGGTTATAATCGTGGTTTTAGTAAAATAAACGAGCATTGCTTTGAATATTTTAAAAGTATTTATTTAAGAGAAGGTGCTCCTTCTGTTGAAACGGCTTGGAGCATAACATTAGGATTTGCAAAACGGCAGGGATTTGACTGCGTTAGTAATTTCCCAACAAGCAAAACCTTCATCAGAAGATTAAGAAGTGAAGTGCCTGAACAAGCTATTTTTATCGCAAGATATGGCGAATCAGCTTGGAATAAAAAATATGCGAATTATGTTCCAAGAGATTATTCAAACTTAAATGCCGGAACTTGTTGGGTATCAGACCATGCTCAAATAGATGTTGCAGTCGATTTCAATGGAACTGTTTGTTTCCCTTGGGTTACAGTATTCAGAGATGCAAAAACTTCAAAATGGTTAGGTTGGTTTTTGCACGCAGATTCTCCAAATTCTGACCATATTTTTCAAGCATTTTATTATGGAGTTTTAAATTTTGGAATTCCTGAAGATGTTTATCTTGATAATGGTAAAGACTATCGCTGTAAAGATTTTGCAGGTGGTAGAACAAGAACTGTAAAAGTTAAACATAAAAAAGACGGTGGTTCTTTAATTCAGAATCTCGGCATACACATCCATTTCGCACTCCCCTATAATGCCCAAACAAAACCTGTGGAAAGGGACTTTTTGAAAATAAAAGAATACCTTTCCAAAGGGTTTGTTGGGTATCGTGGAGGCAAAATTACCGAAAGACCTGAAAAATTAAAGAATGAGATTAAAAACAATCAAATTATGAAATTTGATGATTTTAAAATTCTATTTGATAGATTTATTGAAAATTATTTAAACAAAAAGCCATCTAAAGGCAAAGTCTTGCAGGGTAAGTGTCCTGACGAGTTATGGGCTGAAGAATTTACCAATAAAAAAGTTATCAGCAGAGATGCCTTAAAATTGTTCTGTATGAGAACTACAAACAATATAACAATCAAAAGAAATGGTATTTTTGATTCTCAATTGCAAATTTCTTATTGGGCAGAGTGGATGATTACCGAAAAAGGCAGAAAGGTTTATATCCGCAGAGATATTAACGCTTATCAAGAAGCTTGGGTTTTTGATGCCCAAACAGATGAATATTTAGGTAAAGCAAATGCAAACCAGCCTGCATCATTCTTGGCAAATACGGATATCGAAAAGAGTGAATACCAAAAACAAGTTGCGATTAAGAATAAAGAAAAGAAAATTTTAAAATCATATATTAAGACAAAATATAATCCTACAAACGAGGATATTGTTGAAAATCTAATTAATAGTCTTGATAAAGTTGATTTTAAATCAAACGTAAAAGTATCAAAAATATCTAATACAAAGATGGATATGGTTGTAAAAGAGGAAAAGAATAACAATTTTATTCCTGCAAAATATGTTACCCCAATTCAGCCAAAGAAAAAACTATATCTCACAGAAGCTGAAAAACGTAGAGATTTAGAGAAAAGGGCTATATAGGAGGAATTATGAGTTTAATTGATGAATTACACAAGTTAATGAAAGAAAAGAAATATACTTTTGCATATACTGCAAAAGCAATGAATATTTCTTCAACAGCACTACACTTATGGCTCAATGGTAACTATAAAGGTAATGTCAAAAAAATCGAAGAAGCGGTTTCTCATTTTATTGATATTGAAAAATTGCGTGAAGGCAGAATTAATATCGATTTTGTTGAAACAAGTGTCGCACAGGATGTTTTCAATATTGCAAAAGTTTGCCACGTTGAAAATGAGATTGGAGTTTGCTGTGGTGTTGCAGGTGTTGGAAAAACATTTGCCGTAAAAAAATATGCTATTGAAAACCCTGATGTTATTTTAATTGAGGCAGATTTAGGCTATACTCCGAAAGTTTTGTTTTCGGAAATACACAAAAAATTAGGATATGACGGATGTGGCACAATTCATGCAATGTTTAGCGATATTGTTGATAAACTTAAATCTTCAGGTCGATTAATAATTATCGATGAGGCAGAGCATTTGCCATACAAATCACTTGAATTGGTAAGAAGAATTTATGACAAAGCAAATGTCGGCATTTTATTAGTCGGAATGCCACGTTTAATAACTAACTTAAAAGGCGAAAAACGTCAATATGCACAATTATTCTCTAGGGTTGGAATGTATGCAAAATTAGAAGTTTTAAATGATGATGATAAACAGGCTATTATCTCTTCACTCCTTCCGAATTACAAACACATCTACCCCATTCTTTCTGCGTTCTGTGCAGGCAATACGAGAGTTCTGACCAAACTTTTGGTCAGAGCAATCCGTATTGCTGAATTGAATGAAGTTGAAGTGGATGAAGAGGTAATAAAAGCAAGTGTAAAACAGATATTGGTGTGAGGAATTATGCAAGACTATACAAAATTTGAAAGATTTTTATACACCTTTTTAATACTACTTGCAGTCTTTATATTTGGCGTGCAAATCGGAATTGCACATGGAAAAGAATTACAAAGGCAGGAACATTATGAGTACATCACTACAAATTAAACAAATTCATACTCTTAAAAATATATTGGGACTTGATGACGATTTATATCGTGAGATGCTCGCAAGTTTCGGTGTTTACAGCTCAAAAAAACTTACTGAAACCGAAGCCAATATCCTGATTGAAATTTTTCAGGATAAAACAAAAAAATTAAAACTAGCAAAACCTAAAAAATACGATGACTTGAGCGAAAGAGATTCTAAAATGTCCACACCTTTGCAATTGAGGAAAATAGAGGCAATTTGGTGGGATATTTGCAATATCGCAGAAAGTGTACAGCAAATTAGAAGTTTAAGAAAATTTGTAAAACGCCAATGCAAAATTGATGACATTAAATTTTTATCCAAACGAGAAGCTTCAAAACTTATAGCTGTATTAGAAAAAATTAAAAAAGAAAAAGATTTAAAAGCAGTTTAAATGGCTTTTAAGAGGTACATAAAAGAAAAAGGAGAAAAAACTATGGAAAACTCAACAATGTCAATGAAAGAAAAAGTTATGAACATGATGACTATGAAAATGGAAGAATTGGTAGCAGAATGCGAACAAGCAAAATTAAAGTTTGCAGACATTATGCTTGATGACAATGCTGATTACAGATGCAAAGATTCCCGTAGGCTAAAATGTACAAACATTGAGGCTCAAATGGATTTATTGCAGTCTATGATGGACAAAATTTCAAATATGACTTGCGAAGTAATGCTTCCTCCAATGGCAAGAATCTAACAGGTCGAAACGGTCGGATAACGGTGCAATCTGACCGTCTTAACGTTAGGCGTTAACTGATGAGACCATTACCCCAACCCCTAGGAGCTATATATGTGTTTACAAGAAAAGTATCCATGGATAGATACGGCAACATCCGAAGATTTTCCAACCGAAGACTTAAAATTAATGGCAAGTATAATCGGAATGTCTGCAACAATAAAATTATTAACAGAAGCCACAGGCTGTGTTTTTACTATGACAAAATATTGGGACAGAGAACTAATAAAACGATACATAAAACGTGTCTATGACGGCACAAAGCGTTCAAGAATGAATTTATGTATATTGTGCAAAGTCAACGAAAACTATATACATAAAATTTGCAGTGAAAAGGGAAAATAAGTTCACTTGCTAATGACAATGTTATTTTTTTAAATTACTTCTTGTTTTTTAAATTGCATTTCATAAAGAGCTTTGTATTGTCCGTTTTCAATATTCATTAATTCATCATGAGTTCCGAGTTCAACGAGTTCGCCCTCATTTATCACTGCAATTCTATCGGCATTTTTAACAGTTGATAGTCTGTGAGCAATTACAATGACAGTTTTATCTTTCATTAAGTTATCAATTGCTGTTTGAACAATAGCCTCAGACTTATTATCAAGAGCCGATGTCGCTTCGTCTAATATTACAATAGGAGCATCTTTTAAGAATGCCCTTGCAATTGCAACTCTTTGTTTTTGTCCGCCTGATAACAAAATGCCTCTTTCCCCAATTTCTGTATCTAATCCCTTTTCCAATGTTGATATAAATTCATCCAAACATGCCATTTTAACAGCTTTGTTAAGTTGTTCTTCTGTTGCATCTAATTTACCTAATAATATATTTTCTCTAATTGTTCCTGAAAATAAAAAATTATCTTGAAAAACTACAGATATGTTGTTCCTTAAAGACTTTAATGTATATTTATTAATATCAATGCCATCAATTTTTATATAACCCTTTGTCACATTATAAAATCTTGGCAATAAACTTGCCAATGTAGTTTTCCCTCCGCCTGAATTACCAACGAATGCAACTGTTTCGCCATGTTTTATGGTTAGGTTGATATTATTTAAAACATACTTATCCTTAATGTATGCAAAACGGACATTATCAAAATAAATGTCATTTTTAAAATCTTTTAGTTCGATGGCATCCTCTCGGTCTTTTATATTTGGAGATGAATCTAATATTTTAAATATTCTTTCAATTGCCATAAATGAATATTGAACAGAGTTTAAATTATTGCCAAGATTTTTAATTGGGGTATAAAGCATAATTAATGCCGTAATGAATGAAACAAAATTACCACTTGTAATTTGCCCAGTTAATATTAAATGTGAACCATATCCGATAGCAAGACCTATTCCTACTGATACAATTACATGCATCATTGGAGAAAGCCAACTTGTTCTTTGAACAAGCTTTATTTTTAAATTAAACATATTTTTTAAAATTTGATTAAATTTATTGTCCTGATAATCTTCTAAATTATAGGAAATTATTGTTTTGTTGCCGGAGTATGTTTCGTTATACGCAGTAATTGCAGCTGAACCCACTGAAACCGACTTATCGATAACATCTTTCATTCGTTTTCTAATTTTAGCTAATGGTGCAAATGCACATATAAGAATTATGGTCGCAATTAATGCTAATTGCCACGAATTATAAAATAGTACGCAAACTAAAGATAAAGAAGAAAAGAATCGAGATACAAAAGTTTTTAAATTTTCCAGTAACCCGGAACACGCAGTATCAGCATCTTTATTATAGTGAAAAACTATATCACCTGATTTTCTTCTGTCAAAATATCCTGTCTGAAAAGTCAATAGCTTTTTATACAGAGTCTTTTTTAAATCATTTGTGATTTTACCGCCAACCCAAGTGTTTAGATAAGTTGCAATATAATTAAGCAATCCCTGAATAATTGTAAATGCAACTATACCAAACGGAATATACCAAGGCGATTGCATTGTTTTTTCAATCATAACCAAATCCATATATGGTTTTAGCGAAAGAGCAATAACTGCATCTAAGCCACCAATCGGAATACAAATTAGCATAGCCAGCAGTGCTCTAAACCAATATGGTTTTACAAATGGCAAAATTCTTGAATAGTTTATATATGCTTGTGTTTGTTTTATTTGCTCAATAAATTTTATCATCTAACTTTGTCCTTATTTTATGTATGAAAATTTTATCCTGTTTTCTTTAGCGTATTCTTCTGCATAAGAACCTTCTTTGCAAATTATTACAAAATCTTTATGTGCATTGTCAAAAGTTTCTTTTTCTATAAAGCCGACATTTTCATGTATAATAGCTTTTCTTAAAGATTTACAATCATAAAATGCACGTTCATCAATATGAATAACATTTTTAGGAATATCAACTTCTTCAAGTTTTACACATGAATTAAATGCATTTTTATCAATGAATAAAAGGTTTTTAGGTAAATTTACATTTTTCAACCCAAAACACCTGAAAAATGCGTATTTTCCGATAACACTAACGCTGTCAGGAATAGTTACACTTGCAATATTATTATTTCTTGCAAAAGCACTATGAGATATTCTTGTTGAAATATTTTCTTCATAATTAGATGGAATTATAAGTTCTTTATCTTTTCCTTTATAACCTGTGATTTCTGCTATATCATCTCTTCTGATATGAAATTTCCAGTTATCTTTTTCTACCGGATAACCATTGTTATATTGCAAGGCATTTTGCAAAGATGTCCCAAATACATGGTCAATTGTCATTGTTAAACATGCTGTAAATTGTCCGGATTTAAAGAATATTTCATCATTTCTTGTTATATTATTTCTTAACCAATTATCCAACTCGTCTCTCGTTTCAAACCAAATTGCATTTTCAAATCCGGATTCCTTTAAACCATCATAAGTGGATTTTGCATCTCCTGCGTAACATAATATTGTATCAATATTTAGTTTTGCGAGCTCAAATCCAAGTTTTTTATGCATTTCAGCCGAAACGTCACCATATTTATCCATATGTCCAAAAACAAATATTTTCTTCCCGCCGTTTTTAACGATTAATTTGCTGAGTGTTCTACCATCGTTTAATGCTGTTTCGTAATCAGCGGTAAATGTATCAACAAAGATTGAATATCCACCAACTTTTATTGGATGTTGACGCATTTCCTGTGGGTAATATGTCTCAAGTAGTGCAGGTATTTTTTCTAATTCAACTCCTGCCCATTCTCCTACAGCTATTGCACACAATGCATTATATGCATTGTAATCCCCCAAAAGATTCAAATGTATTTTTATTTCTTTCTTATGTCTGCAAACAGCCGTAAAATACAACCCCTCATTTTCTATCCTTATATCTTTTGCAAAATAATCAGCTTTAGAATCTTTTATTGAATACGTAATAACTTCATGTGTATATTTTGCATTTCGCAACATTTCATCATCGTAATTTATAATAACTTTTGCATCTTTTTTCGCATATCGTTCAAGGCTGGTTTTATCTATAAATATATTTTCTTTTGTTTTGTATAAATCTAAATGCTGATCAATAATATTCGTTAAAACAACAATATCCGGTCTTAAAAATTTAGCTGTATTTTCTATATATCCCGGCATGACACCACCAACTTCTTGTACCCAAAATTTATGTGACGGTTTAAGACCTTGTATATTTCTCAATATTGCACCATGAGAATTTGACATGGGATTATGAGTCAAAGTATCAAATGAATTTGAAATAATAGAATTTATCAAACCAGTTGTAGTTGTTTTACCATTACTTCCTGTAATTGTAATTCTTTTTGCTTTGCAATCTTTAGCCCACCATTCTTCAAATCTCTGTACTGCATAGGTAGGATCTTTAATCGCAAATACATTTTCTTGTGGGTATCTTTTTTTCACTTCAGGGGAACAGAAAATAGCTGTTGCACCTTTTTCCAAGCTTTCGGGTATGACTTTGTCAGAATCATACCATTTTGCACTTATTATAAAATCCCCCGGAGTAGCATAAGGAGATTGAGTTAATACTCTTTTGAAAGGGATGGATAAATCAACTGTTTTAGGTAAATCTGCCCCTATTATTTTTGCAAATTGTTTTAAGTTTTTTATTTTACTCTTTTTTTTTAATTTTAATTTTATACCCAATATACTAAATATTTTATGGTTGCATTCTTCTTTTGTATAGAACATCATTTATATTCTCCTCCTACAATAAAACCTTATTGGTAATTTTAATGGGTATAGAATACTCATCAGGAATATCCAAATGTTCTGATGGAATTTGGGATAAATCTAACCAACTTCCTAATTTATAATCCCATTCAACAGGTTCATACTTCCCATATCCTCCCCCCGGATAAAATGTCATTTCGCCGATTAATATTCTGTTATTTACTTCATAAAAATCTACACGTACAAAAGGAAAGTTTTGTGATAAAAGTTGAGTAATTTCAACCATTTTATCAAAATTATTTATACTCACTAAAGGCGTATCCGATTTTTTATATTCGTTGTATATCAAAGGCAATGGAGTTTTATCCATGTCGTAGTATGTAATAGTTCTTTCATCATGCTTATAATTTGCTACCCAACTATTTGTATTATAGAAACATTTAGCAGTTCCATTAAAACAGAAAAATTTATAATCAGATTCTGTATTTTCTAATTCAGGAATATATTCTTCGGCTATAATTTTTAGTGGGACATTATAATATGCCCAACAGAATGATGTTTTTAATGTAGTGTCAGGAATTAACCAATCCTGCATTTCTTCTTTTAATACATCAATATCTAACTCATCTTTATTTTTAACTATTTTTATGAATTTTCCGTCACTTTGTGCATTACATTTTAAAACAAATTGATTAGGTAATTTATCAAAATCAATATCGTCAACATTATTCCAAACACCAAGCAGAGGAACGGTATATCCATCACCCAATTGTTCTTTGATATAGTTTTTAAATTCATATTTATCAACAATTCTTGTCATTAAATCATTGCGATAAAATAATTTCATCCAATTAATTTTCTCATTAAATGTTTGAGGATTTATAACATCTAAAGGATATCCGACCTTATTATAAAAGAATTTTTTAAGAGCTTCTGTTCTTTTAAATAAGCTCATTTCAGAAGGCAAGTTTCTTTTTGCAGAAATTTTAATTCCTAACACTTTATATTTTTTTCTAAACCAAGTTTCTTCCTTTTTAAATAAAGCCATTATTTTATTCCTTTTAATTTTCTAAATTTTGTAATTTCGTCATTAACAATTTTGCCATTTTTAATATCTATTGCTTTTTCAAGCTCTGTCGGGTAATTTCCCTCCACCAAACTATCAAAATAATTTGCAAAATTATTACTTAAAACTCTACTTACGGATTTTGGATACATTGCAGGTGTGTTATCTACTGCATAATGTATAACACCATCAACTTTATAAACAGGATTATCAATCGTTGTAGGGTGTGATGTTTCAATTTCTAAATAAGGATCACAGCTCACATCAATAATCAGCGTTCCGGGTTTCATTTTCTTTAAATCTTCTCTATAAATTATTCTGTCCGTTCTTGTTGTATCCCAAAGTACACAATTTACTAAAACATCATATTTAAACATATTTTTCTTAAAGGAATTTTCTAATTTAATGTAATCAAAATATTAAATTTTATTTTAATTTTATGGCTAAAAGCCTTGTGTTATGTGCTTTCGATACAAAAGACCTATTATGTAATGGAACTAGAATTGTAATGTTCCTTTTTTATTATCGGAGTTTTGGCTTTATATCACGAAATTTGCGTAACTTTCATCTATTTCATCCTGCTCAATTCCAATGTATCTTAATGTGATTTCGGGTGATGAATGATTAAAGATTTTTTGCAACATTGCAACGTCTTTGAATTTTTTGTAGTGATGATAGCCAAAAGTTTTTCTCATCGTATGTGTACCAAACTTATCATCCAATCCTGCTTCTTCGCATGCTGTTCGGATAATATAATATGCTGCAACTCGAGCAAGCCTGTTTCCAAACTTTGTTTCAAACAATGGCAAGTCTAGTCTTTTGCCTTTAGTGTATATTGCAAAGAGTTCTTTTAATTTTGAATTAATGGGGAATTTCTTAAATTTCCCTGTTTTCTTTTTGGTTAATTGAATAAAATTTCTGTTTTTTACATCCCCGACATTTAGCTTTAAAATGTCTGAAATTCTTAAGCCACAGTTTGTTCCTATTGTGAAAAACACAAGATTTCTTAAACTTTGTTTTGCAAGAATATTTTCTACTTTACGAATATCCTCTACATTTCTAATTGGCTCTACTGTACCCATTTTTGTCTCCTTTATAACTTAGAATCTTTTATACAGGGGAAAAAGATTCAATCTAACAACACTTTTAAGCTACTTTAAATAATGTTCGGTTGCGTCAAGAATTTCATTGAAATTATCATCAGTAAGTTTAAGATAAGGTCTTGCAGGGATTTCAACTTTTTTATTTTTACCGGCTTGACCTCCGAGTTGATGTATCGCAGCATAATCAAGATTTGACCCTATAACTGCCGATTCATCGTCATACTGTGTTGAAATCGATGAGGCAAGCTGACCTGATACTTGAAGAATTTGTCCGGGATAGTGTCCTGTTTTTTTTCTTGCAGTTTTTGTTTTTTCTGACAAATCTTGCCATTTTGGTCTGCCTTCTTCTTTAAAATTTTCTTCAGTAGAATCTGCCATAATTCCTGCGATATTCTTCATTAATGGTCGTAAATCAGATGCTTTTTTGGCAACTTCAAGCAATGCTTCTTCAACAGCTTTGTTATCCAATTTAATCTCTATTGGTTCATCCGGCATGATGAAGTTCCTTAATAGGATAATTAGCAATTAACAGTTCTTTATAGGTTTTGTTTTGCCTATCAGCACCCTGACGATTATTAATGCCGTTTTGTCTTTCAACTTCTATCATTTCAAAGCCTTTGTATAATTCTCTTACTTTTGGAGAATCATCATAAGAAAGTAAAAATCTACCTTCAATATTTTTCAAAGTATCTCTTAATCTTTCGTGGTCGAAACCCTCTGTTGTTGTTACATCGTAGCCACAACCTGAAGTGTATGGTGGGTCACAATAGAAAAATGCGTCTTTATGGTCATACTGTTTGATTAATTTTTCAAAATCCCTATTTTCAATCATAACTTTATCAAGTCGTTTGTGGATAGCATCAATTTTATCCATAACATTTGCTTGAGATTTGCAAGCACCACCTGTAGATTTTTTAACAGTTCCAAATGTTCCGCCCTTGCCACCGAATGAGCGAGTGATAATAAAATAGAACTGCACAGCTTTTTGAATATCAGTAATAAATGTGCCATTCATAAATTGGAAGAACATTTCTCTTGAACCTAATAAATACTTGTATTCTTCCTTAAAAGCATTCGGATGATATTTTACAATTCTAAAAAGATTAACAAGTCTTGAATCTAAATCGTTATAGATTTCTAAATCAGCCCATTTGTCTTTGTAAAATAAAATCCAACCACCGCCACCAAATGGCTCAATATATGAAATAATGTCTTTTGGAATAAGCGGTTCTATTGTTTTTCTCAATAATCTTTTACCACCAACCCAGTTAATTAAACTTTTTTTGTCAATCGTCATTTTATGCTCCTTTAAATCTTCTTTAAATACCTTTTAAAAATTAGCTGCGGGGTTATAACTCCATCCAACATCAGGTGCAATTTTCTTCCCTGTTAATGGGTCTGTATAAACTGTAACCGGTTTATATTCCCCTGATTTTTTAGAAACAAGTCTTTCTTCTTCTGATAGTCTATTATTAGATGAATCAACAATTAAATTATGTTTTTTAACATAGCTATCAGATAATGCTCTAACCCTGCAACGACATCTCCAACCATTAGGTGGATAAAATGCTGTCCAAAAGGCATCATCGCAAGGGAATACTAAATCGTGTAATTGTGCGTGTTCCGGTCTTGTATTTGCATCTAAAACAGCAACATATTGCCAATATGGTCTGTTTTCTTTGTTTTCTATTTGAGTTTTGTATCTTCCGGTTTGGTATGCAGTTTGCATATTTACGGAGTAAATTGTTTTTAATCGATACATTGAACCAAGCTGAACTTTTTCGGCATTACCTTTTGAATCAACGATAATTTGTTCGCCCCACCAACCTTTCTTTTGGAGTGTTGGTTTAAGTTCTTTTGAAAACTCTTTAAAGGTTTTGCCTTCAGAAAGTGCTTTATCTAAAGCTGAACGAATATCTTTTAAAATATCTTCTCGCATAACTTTAGCGACCGTAAACGATTTTTTATGTGCATCTTGCCATAGTTCGTACCAATCCCAACTTAATTTGTTGTTTTTGTTTTTAAAATATTTTATTGCAAGACTCGGTGCAAGTTTAAACAGACCTTTAAGTTGTACCATTGATAACCTCTGCTAATTTTTTAGCGACAGCTTCAATTACATTTACGGTAACAGCGTTTCCTGCCATTTTATATAGATGACAGTCAGCCATCCCAAGAGCTCTTGCAGTTTTTACCATTTCATCAGGAAAACCCTGAAGCCTGAAGCATTCAAGAGGAGTTAATCGCCTAATTCTGTAATCATCAATCGTTCCCATATTACAACTTGTATCAAGAGTTTGAGAACAGCCTTTGCCGACTCGTCCTCGTCTTGTTTTTGATTGAGGAAATGCTAAATTAATTCCATCTCCGGGACCGGCTTCGTCAAACCCTTTTTTAGTTCCGTTTCTTACTTTCATTAAAGGTGTATCGCCGGCAACTTTTAGAGTTTGAACAGTATCGGAGGCTTTATATTGATTATGACGAGGTTTATTAATGAAATACAAACCTGTTTTACCTCCTTGACCGCCACCGCTTGATGTAATGCAAGTGCTTATTCCGTTAGGATAATAAACTCTGTTCCCCTGTGAATTTCCAAGAGTTGAAGGTAATTGTGTTATATTGATTTCGCAATTATTCTCTGAATTGCTTCCTGTGAGAGGAAATATTTTTCCGGCACATTCTGTTCCATAACATCCAACAATGTACACCCGTTCCCTGTTTTGAGGAACTCCAAAGAACTTAGAATTAAGTAACTGCCATTGAGTTTGATACCCAATGTCGGAGAGAATTTTAAGTATTGTTTGGAAAGTTTTTCCTCCGTTGTGATTAAGTAAGCCTTTAACATTTTCGAGAATAAAATATCTCGGTCTTTTGTCTTTAAGAATCCGTGCGACTTCAAAAAACATTGTGCCTCTTGTGTCTTCAAATCCGAGTCTTTTTCCTGCAATGCTAAAAGATTGACAAGGAAATCCCGCACACAAGATATCGAAATCGGGGAGTTCTTTTGTGTTGATTTTTGTGATGTCATCAAAAAATACCTCATGCGTTGTATCAAAATAATTCCTGTATAATTTGTTGGCATATTCGTCATTATCGCAATAGCCGACACATTTGAAACCGGCTCGTTCCAAGCCAAGTCTAAAACCACCTATCCCTGAAAAGAAATCGAAGTAAGTTAACTGTTTATTCATCCAAACCATCGCTCCTTCCTTGCAGTTCACAGAGGAACATAGCTTTTTGAATTGACTGTTCTAATTGTTTTGTATGCAAATTTTTATCCGTTAATAATTCGTATGCTTCTTCGTAACTTTCGCAAGTTTCAAGTAATGAAAGTAGTGGTGCTATCATCTTTTGAGATTGTTTATTTAGCTCAACTTCAGATAAAAATTTGAATAAATCATCAATTTGTTTTTGTCCTTTAATAACAGGTTCTTCTGCGAATTGAGAATATTGACTCATTGGAACAGGAAGTCCATCTTCTTTTATTTCAATATCCTCTTCATCAAAACCATAGGTCTTAATAAAATATTCCTTTGTGAATTTAACACCGCTATCAAATAGAATTTTATCTCTTTGAGCCAATGCTAAATCGACATCCTCTTCCTGATAAAGTTCAAATACAGGAATTTCTGCATTTAAAAAATTGATTTCATAAATCCATTGAATAAGTTGATTAATTGTTTGTTCGACAAGTTTTTTATCAGAATCAATGATATCCTGTCTTATTCCCATATGTGTGTTAGATGCGGCATAACTTCCATTTGAACCGATTTCGGTTGTTAGGGTTTGACCGAGTATGGCTTTTGATATTTCAGCATTCATTTTATCAATAAGCTGTTCGTATATCGCAGCAGATGAGGATTTATTGGCTTCTTGGATTTCAACGGAGGAATCGTCAGGAATGACGGCAATTGCATCCTGCACCATTTCTTCAAGCATATCAGCAAGAGTGTTAGTTTCTTCTTTTGTCGCACCACGAGGATGTTTACCTATAAGGTGCGGCATTCCGTATTTTTCAGTAAATACAACCCAAAATTTTAATCCACCCTTTTTAAATGTTACGGGCCAAAAAACACGAGAAAGAACTCTTTCTCCGTATGGGTTTTCATAACTTGGATTTGATTGAGGGCATAAGAATTTACGAGGTGGAAGTTCTTCTCCCCAATAATGTTCTTTTGTTCTGAATTTTAGTTGGTTTTCATCATCAAAACAAAACCATTCGGGAGGCTTGGCTTTTAATTCAAGAGGTAAAATATAGTTTCCTACTTTACCCCATATAACTTCTATCGGGGTAAAACCGAATAATGCAGCATCTAAAATGTCATTAATGATTTTATTCAAATTTAATTTTTTGAGTAATTTTTCAACTAATTCAGCATTTTTGTCTTTATCAACACCTCTGTTTAATTCCCATTCAAGAGATAAAACACCGGCTTTTCTTGATTGAACACAAGCGAAAACGTGAGGGTCACAAAGTAATTCTTTGTAAATTCTGACATCTTTGCCCTGTTTTCTTAAAACAATATCCGGATCAGGTAAATATGTACCTAATGAATAAAAATTTATACTGCGTTTTCGAGTTGCAATTTCTTCTGATAATTTTTTTGCCATAAAAATTCCTTTAGGGGTTATGAAAAATGTTGTTTAAAAGTCGTTTAAATTTATTTAATTTTAATTTTTAGGGGTGGGGAAGTATAAACTTATATCCTAAAAATTTTAAGCACCTTTAAAAGCCTTCTACGAGTTTTAAGGTTTCATATCTTTTACGAGTTGAAATGTTTATTTGACCGGAGCCGTTATCGGCTGCGTGAAGTGCCAATGCTAACGCCCAAAATCTGTCTGCGTGTCCGTTTTCAGAATGGTCAGCATCAAATCGAATATTATGAGAGGCTGTTGTTATACGTCTTACAGAGTGTAAATCCTCTCTTATGTCGTGTGATTTTGGAATAAAAACTGTTTTGTTTTCAAACTCGGTTCTTAATCTATATGCCAAATCTTCCTTAACTCTGTTGGTAAAAGTTACACCTTCAACTCTGAATTTACCGAATTTAATTTGGGCATTCTCTGCCATCTGCATACCAATTCCTGTACTATCCTGACAATCCCGTCTGAACAATTTGTGAGATAAAATTTCATGCAGAATTTCTTCCTGTTTTTGAAACGGCATTTTATTTAGTTCAATTACAAGTCTTGTATATTTAATGTTTTCAAGTTTTTCTAAAACCCAAATAACTGTTAAATCTTTTTTTCTTCCGATATCAACTCCGACATAAAAATCGTGTTGCAGTTCTGACAATGGTTTTAAAACATTATCCATTTCGCAAGTTGAGATAAGTTCGTAAGGTAAAAATGCACAAGCCTCATCAACAGCAATACAGCAATATTCTTGTAACCAAGTATATTCATCAAAACAGTTGTCTTTTTCATTCCGCATCCAAGCTTCCTGCTCTTCTTTGGAAGTTGGTCTTTGATAAATTTTATCAACCAAGCCTTCTGATACAGCTACTTGAATTGGGGTTTTATGTAGACTCCAATTGAGTTGTCCTTTGTTTACTTGTTCTATAAACTTGTAATACAGGCAATTTTGTCCGTTATGAGTGGATAAAATTCTTAACGGATAACCCCACGTTACGCATGGGCGAGCAGCTTTCCAAAGTTCTTCGGGATTGTTATGGAATGCAAACTCATCAAGAACAACTTTTCCGCCCTTAGAACGAAATCCTTTAGGGTTTGAAGATAGTGCGTGGATTTTAGTTCCGTTTTTAAATTCAATAACCAATGCTTTTATATCTTTATCGTTATCAATAACTTCAACACCTTTGTTTTTAGCGATTGCGTGAAAATATCGAACCCACATTTCACAATAATCAATATATTCTTTAGCAGCAGATTCATCAGCAGATGAAAACCAAACTGCCGGAACTTTTTTATTCAAACAGTCTTGTACATCTTCAAAACTTTGAACATAGGTAGCACCTATACGTCTTGATTTTTCCCAAATTTTTATTTTGGAATTGTCATTAAGCCACCTGATTTGATATGGTAAAAAGTGTTTATAGCTCATCTGATTTTATCCCCAAGAATTCTTCGTTAATCATTTTTATAAAATCAGGAGTGATGTCTTTTGTTTGTTCATCATTGTTTTTATTTTTTGAATCTTCATATTCTTTGATTTTGGTTATAAACGGCAACATTTTAGCGAAAGTGTATAATCTACCCTGTTCCACTTTGTTTCCGCTATCAATATCGTATTCAATAGTGTTCATAAGTTTACGAGCGAAATTATACATTTCTTCGTGGAAAGATTTTTTTGTTTGTATAAATTGGTTGCGTTTTTCATCCCAATTAAATTCATCTTTCCAATTTTGAATAGTCTTTTCGTGAACATTTAGCAATTGAGCTATTTCAACCATTGTCATTTGCTCAATTACATAAAACCGTTCGGCAGCAGCAGCTAAAGACTTCTTTTTAGTCAAAATATTCCTCCAACTTTTGAATTTTTGTTTTAAGTCCTTTTAATTCTTCAACAACATCTTGCAGTTTGTTTATTGAAACAACAGCTTTTTCAACTTCTATTTTTGTTGTATCTTCCTCAAACGGATTTAATACGGCACGAATAAGAAGTATTAAAGCTGCTGCTTCTGTATCAAGATGTTTGTATTTTGATTTTGCTTCCGCTAACTGACCTTTTAGTTGAATTCTCTCAATATTCATTATTTAGAAATCTCCTTTTTTAATATCGGACACCAAAGATTACCGTCAATTTTGCTTTCAATACGAGACATAACGGTTGCATTGTATTGGTTTGTTTCGACTAAATCTTTTAAGATTTCAAAATTATTAGAGATTATTTTTTCAAAAGTCTTAACTTGAGCATTGTGGTAGATGTACCAAATAACAAAAATTACGGCAGGAAAACCGATACTTTCAAATAATTTCATTAGTAAAGACAATTCCATAAAAACACTTCCTTTCGAGAATTTGGAAAGAAAAAAGAGGCAATAAGCCCGTTTCAATATTCTTAAACATAACTTGTAATTGCTTTGAACTTCAACTTGCACAGGCAAGTGCTTTTGGAAGTGCAAAAATCACTTGCGATGGCAAGTGGAAGTATTTGTAAGGGGTATTTTATACTGCAAACATACAAACGAATTTTTATCACACAAAAAACGGAGAATTGAATGAAATATTTTGAAGTTTTTAAAGCCGGAAATTATCCGCAAGGCAAATTTACAAAAGAAGAAGTGCAGGAACTTGCAAAGAATTATGACCCAAGTTTTTGCGAAGCACCAATTACGCTAGACCATGAGCAAAAAGGTCCTGCTTATGGATGGGTTGATAAACTAAAGGAAGAAGATGGACTTCTAAAAGCAACCTTTAAAAATTTATCGCCTGAATTAAAGGAGTATGTTTCAAAGGGTAAGTATAAAAAAATCTCGGTTGAGATTTATAGAGAATTAGAAGGTAAAAAGCCATATTTAAAGGCTGTTTCTTTCTTGGGGGCAAGCATTCCTCAAGTTAAAGGAATGAAAGCAGTTGAGTTTAAAGAAGGCGAATCCGATGTTTATGAATTTACTGCTCAAATAGAAGATGAAGATGATGAAACTTCTAACACAGAAGAAATTCAAGAACTAAAAGATACCATTTCAGATTTGGAAACTCAAATTACAAAATTTAAGGAAGATGCAAAAAACAAAGAAACAATTAAGTCTTTAAAATCACAAGTTAAAGATTTATCAATTGAACTTGCTAAATTTAAAAACGAAGCAGAAGGTAAAGAAGAACTTGTCAAAGAATTAAAAGAAATAAAGGATAACCTTAGAAATAAGGACTTTAACGAATTTATCGATAAACAAATTGAGGCAGGGATTCTTACTCCTGCGAATAAAGATGCTGTTTTTTCTATTTTACAGGACTTGGATAACATTAAAAAGTTTGACGAGTCCTCCAACAGCATCGATATATTTAAAAACTTCATTTCAGCTCTGCCAAAACAAGTTGAGTTTGATGAAATTGCTCTGAAGAATGCAAAAAAGAATTCAAAGGATGAATTGAAATACGCAGATGCAGATGAAGAAAGTGTTGAGATATTCAACCAAGCTCAAACAATAGCAAAGGAAGAAAATATCTCGTTTAAAGAAGCATTACTAAAAATTAAGGAGGTATAAATGGGTCGTTTAGAAGAATTAAGAATTAATGCCTATTTATCGGAAATCGCACGAGGTTACGGAAACAACTCATTTATTGCTGATAAGTTATTTCCGACAATTAATTCCGAAAAGGAAAAAATAGATATATTTGAATTTAATAAAGAGGCTTTTCAAATATATGATACCGAAAGAGCTATCAGAGCAAATTCAAATGTGATCTCTCCGAAAGGTTTTAATAAACATTCTGCGACATTGAAAGAACACGATTTGGCATATCCTATCGATTATCGTGAGGAAGAAGAAGCAGAAAAAATTAAACTGCAAGTCCACGCAACAAATGTAGTTACTCAAGGCTTGTACTTGAAACACGAAAAACAATGTGCAGATTTGGCTCAAAATCCTGAAAATTATGCATTGAGCAATAAATCAGCATTATCAGGCACAAGTAAATTTTCTGATGATAATTCTGACCCTGTTGGTGTCATTGACGATGCAAAAGACCAAGTTTGCAAACAAATCGGACAAGACCCAAACACTTTGGTTATGGGGCAAGAAGTTTGGAGTGCATTAAAAAGAAATGTAGCTCTTAAAAAGATGATTGCAAGCACATCGAATAAAACCATTACTTTGGATTTGTTAAAAGAATTCTTTGAAATTGAAAATATCTATATCGGAAGAACAATTTTTTCTGATGAACAAAACAAATTCCAAAGAGTATGGGGTAATAATATCATTTTAGCATTTGTGCCAAATCTTACATCAAGAACACAATACGACCCTGCTTACGGATATACGGTTCGTAAAAAGGATGCATTGCAAATCGATGAATACGAAAAAGAAGGCAAAAAGGTTAAATACATCAGAGGTACGGATATTTATACTCCATTCTTGGTTGGTCCTGATGCCGGATATTTAATATCAAATGTTGTTTAGTAAAGGATTAAAAATGACAAAAAAATACAAATTAAAAAATACTAATTTATATCATAACGGCAAGTTTGTAGCAGTCGGTTCAATTATTGAATTAAATGAAGATGATGCTAAAAAATTGTCAGATGTACTTGTTGAAGTGAAAGAAAAAACAAATACTCAAACAAACACTTCTAAAACTGCAACAAATACAAATAAATCTAAAACAGCTACTGCTGAAAATACAAAAAAAGAAGATGAACAAACAGAGGGAGGTAATTCATAATGGCAGAAAAATTATACAAACCCCTATTGATTGATTCATTGACTGCGAAAGTTGATTTACCAAAACAAGTGTTTGTTGACTTTGAAGGCAATATTTGTACGGCAGGCAAAAAAGCATTTGGAGTTTGTGATGTTGAAACAGATGCAAACCAACTTGCTCCGGTTGCCGTTCTTGGAATTTTACTTGTTGTTTCAGGTGGAACAATTACAAAAGGCTCAAATGTAACTTCAGATACTACGGGAAGAGCCGTTGTTGCAACATCTTCTGATGCAATAAATGGTTATGCACTGGATGATGCATCTGAAGGCGAAGTAATAAGAATTGCACGAGGATTTTAATGACATATTGCAATTCTAACGATATTGAAATTCAAATAGGTACAAATTCTCTTGTCCAGCTCACAAATGACGATAGTTCTCAACAAACCGTTGATAATGTCGTTGTTGAAGAAGCTCTTATTTACTCCTCTACCCTTATTGATGGGTATTTGAGAGGAAAATATACACTCCCCTTAAATACCCAATTTCCTTTATTAAGAGTGGTTGCAATAGATATATGCATATACAGGCTATATTCAAGAAGAATTTATACGGATATCCCCGAAACAATTTCAGAAAATTACAAAAACGCAATCCGAACACTTGAACAACTTAAAAAAGGTGTAATTACTCTTGAAACCGAAGAAAATACGGAAGTTAAATCAAGTGGAGAATATCGCACAAATAAAACCGAATTGGATAGATTGTTTAATAAAAGAGTTATAAATATTGAGTATTAGAGAGATTGAAAATTTAATAGTTGAAAAACTGCAACAGAATTTTTCTGATTTTCAGGTAATAGGATTCCCCGAAAAACCTCAAGAATATATTTTACTGCATCCTATCGGAGCAATATTAGTTCACTATCGAGGTGGAAGTTACTCTTCTACAAATTCAATTAACTTTTTATCACAAGACAAAAAAATGGAGTTCGGTGTAACCGTTGTCACAAGAAATCTGCGTTCAAACAGCGGAAGTTATGAAACATTGGATAAAATCAAAAATGTTCTATGTGGCTATAAAACTGCCGGTTGCACCAAATTAACTCCGACAAAAGAAAACTTTATATCCGAACAAAACGGAATTTGGCAATATGAAATTTTATTTACTCTTACAACCCCTAGCATTGAAGAAATGGAGGAAATATAATGCCCGCTAGTTATTTACATGGTGTGGAAACAATAGAAATTGAAAAAGGTGCAAGAACAATAAGAACGGTAAAAACTGCCGTTGTTGGTTTGGTTGGAACAGCACCAATACAAGATGTCGAAGATGAATACAAAACAATAAATGAGCCTGTTTTAATATCGAGTGATGTAGATGCGGTTAAATACTTTGGAACTGCAAAAGACGGTTTTACTATCCCACAGGCTCTTGATGCAATATTCGACCAAGGAGCAGGCGTTGTTTTAGTGGTTAATGTATTTAATCCCGATAAACACGAATCCGTAGCAGATGTTACAAAAGCTGATATTATCGGAGGTGTTGATTCTGTTACAGGAAAAAGAACAGGATTACAAACATTTAAAGACTGTTATTCTTTATTTGGATATTTCCCTAAAACAATTATTGCTCCTGTTTATTGTGAGGATACAGCCGTTGTATCTGAAATGCAGGTTATTTGCGATAAAATCAGAGCCATTGGTATTGTTGATGCTCCTGTCGGAACAACTGTTCAGGATGCAATAAAAGGTCGTGGACCACAGGGAACAATAAATTTCAATACTTCTTCAGATAGAATTGTGCTTTGTTATCCACATTTAAAAGTGTATGATTCAGCATCGGATTCAAACATTCTTGAACCTTATTCGCAAAGGCTCGCCGGAGTAATGGCAGCAAAAGACGTGGATAAAGGTTATCATTGGTCACCATCTAATACCGAAATAAAAGGAATTATAGGTGTTGAAAAGCAATTAACCTCAATGATTAATGATCCCACAAGTGAAGTGAACACATTAAACGAAGCCGGAATTGTAACAGTATTCAATTCTTACGGTACCGGTTTTAAGACTTGGGGAAACCGTTCTGCTGCTTATCCTACTTCAACAAATGTTACTAATTTTATAAACATAAGAAGGACAGCAGACATTCTTCATGAGTCTGTTGAATATTCTATGTTGCAGTTTATTGATTATCCTATCGACAACGGCTTGATTGAATCTATAACAGAAACGGTTAATTCGTTTATCCGAACACTTATCGGCAGAGGTGCATTAATAGATGGGAAATGCACATATAACGCAGATAAAAATCCTGTTACAGAAATTGCAAACGGACACATTTTATTTGATGTGGAATTTATGCCTCCTGTTCCTGCCGAGCGTATTACTTTTGAAAGCTTTATTGATATAGAACTTTTAAAATCTTTGGGGGCATAGATGAGAGCAGATGTCGATAAAAGAGGGAATCTTGTTGTGTCTTGCGAAGAATATGACTTGTGTCACAGCTGTAAGAATTGCAAGAAATGTCCTTTAATCCAAGCTCTAAGTCAAGAAATAGTAATACTTCATTATTCAACAATCGGTGTCGGAGAATGTGGTCTTTATATAAAAGGAAGAAAAAATGAGTAAAATTCAAATCAACAAATTAACTAACGCCAATGTATATATGAATGGTGTAAATTTATTGGGCAGAGCCGAAGAAGTCCAACTCCCTCAAATAAAACACAAGATGGCAGAGCATAAAGCTCTTGGTATGGTTGGCTCGGCTGAATTCTTTTCAGGAATTGATAAATTAGAATGCAAAATTAAATGGAATGCACTTTATCCTGAAGTTTTATTGGCTGCTGCGAATCCTTTTACAGCTACTCTGATTCAAGTCAGAGCATCATTAGAAACATACAATGCAACCGGCAGAACGGAAGAAGTTCCGGCTACGGCGATTTTAATCGGAACTTTTAAAGAATTTCCGTTAGGTACAATTAAACCACACGAAAACGCAGAGTACGAAACAACAATGTCTGTAACTTATGCAAAATTAATTGTAAATAAGGTTGAATTGTTTGAAATTGATGTTCTTCAAAATATCTACAAAGTAAATGTAGTGGATATGTTATCTACATTTAAGAAAAATATTGGCGGTTAGTAAAAATTAAATAGTATTTAAAAACCATTTAAACATTGATTATAAGGAGAAAAATATGTCAAAAGAAATTAAATTGTCAGATGGAAAACTTGCAGTTATAAAAGACGGCAAAGGCTTGGATTTATTGAACGCTCAAAAGAAAGCAAAAACATCTGATGAAATTCCATACGCACTAATTGCAGAATTAACCGAAATCGACGGAAATTATTTAGTTTATGAAGACATACTTGAATTGCCGATTGAGGATGTAATTTTACTTCAAGAAGCAATCGGGGGAAAGTTACAATCCAAAGCGAGTGCATAATTCATTTATCTAAAACTACAGGGTGGTCGTATTCGGATATTTGCAATATGCCGCTTGATGATTTGGAGTATTGGATAACACAAGCTATCAATTATACAAACAAATACCATAGCGAAATCGAGGAAAGTTTAAACCAATGTTAGAAAATGAAATGAAAATATCATTAACTTTGGTTGCCTTTGATAAAATGTCAAAGGTTCTTCGTGATGCTGTGCATAACTCAAACGAGGAATTTACAAAACTCCAAAACAAAATTCAACTAACTTCCGATATGTTGGACAAACTCGGTACGAATATGGTTAAACTCGGTGCCGGATTAACAGCCACAGGTGGAGCATTAGCCTATAAACTTGGGATTACAGAGGCAATTCCCGAAGCTCTTGCTTTGGAACATCAACTCCGAGAATTAGGGAACGTCGGTCAATTATCCGCTGAACAACTAAAAGAAATGGATGAGAGATTAGGTTCAATATCAAGACATACAAACCAATTCAGAAGTGAAATTGCAGAAGGTTTGAATGTTCTTGTCGCTTCAGGTATCGCTCCTGAAAAAGCACTAGACTATATGAATGTAATCGGAAGAACTGCAACAGCGGCACAAGCTGAAATTGTAGATATTTCAAAAACGGCATTTGCTGTTACGGATAACTTAAAGGTCAATGTTGATGATTTGGCTAAAACAATGGACATTTTAGCTCAAGCCGGAAAAGAAGGAAGATTTGAGTTAAAAGATATGTCTGCCGCCTTTCCAAGTTTAACGGCAGGAGCAAGTATGCTCGGAATGAGAGGAGTTCCTGCCGTTTCTCAACTTGGTGCTGCTTTGCAAGTTGCAATGAAAGGTGCAGGAAGTGCTGCTGAGGCTGCGACAAACTTTGAAAGTTTTTTGCAAGCAATAACTTCTCCGATGGCTGTTAACAGATTTAAAGAACTGTACGGAGTGGATTTACCGCAATTCTTAAATCGTGTAATTGCTGAAAATAAAGACCCTATTGAAGAGATGGTTATGTTAATTAATCATCTTACAGGCGGAGACGTGTTCAAAGTTTCTGAAATCTTTAGGAATAAAACAGACTTAAACTTCTTAAAACCTATGATGCAAAACCTTGATGAGTATCGAAGAATTAAAGCATCTGCTCTTGGTGCAGATGGCATTATGGATGAAGACTTTAACCACATGATGGAAACTACAAACGAGCAATTTAAACTCTTAAAAATTAATATGAAAGAGCTTGTTTTCCCTCATTTGCATAAACCTATCGAAAAAATCAATCAACTCCTCACAACAATAAATAAAAATCCATTATTACAAAAAGGAATATTTACGGCAATAATCGGAACGATAGGAGCAGGAATTGTATTAACCACTCTTGGAACTGCAACAATTCTTGTCGGTAAACTTGTCAAAGGATACGGTGCATTTTTAAGTGTGGCAAGAGATTTAACTCCTGTTTTAGTACAAAACGGAATTAAACTGTTGAATTTTATCGGTTTAAATTCTACCGCTCACAACCTGACTTTTGGTTATAAAATCAAACAGAGTGGCGATAAGTTAGGGCTTGCTTCTGCCTTTAGTCTTAAAGGTGGTTTAATGGCAGATATTCGCAGAATTGATAAAAACTTAAAAGAAGGAATTGTAAGAAGTTTTAAAGAACTTCCAAGCAATATTGCAAAATCAACGGTTGCGATGAGAACTTGGGCAGTAACTTCAATAAAATCAATCCCAACAAATATTATGCTTGGATTAAATGGAATAAAAACAGCCTTTTTAGGTTTGCCGAGTATGATATCAAGAGCCATAATAGCTTTTAGAGCATTTTCCGTTACTCTCTTAACTTCTCCAATCGGATGGATAGCTCTTGCAATTGGAGCGGTGGCACTTGTAATTTACAAATATTGGAAACCGATTACAGCATTTTTTAAAGGTATGTGGCAGGGATTAAAAGAAGGTTTGCAACCTTTGATGCCTGTGTTTAATAAATTAGGAGTTGCTCTAAGTCCAATACTAAAACCAATACAACAATTATGGAATTGGATTAAAAAATTATTTAAACCGGTAGATGATGTTGGGGGAGCAGCCGAAAGTATGGGTGTAAAATTCGGTCGTGCCATTGCTTCGGTATTAGTAATGGTTACAAAGTTTATTGTTAAACTTGTTGAATGTGGCATAAAAATCCCAATGATGATAGCAAAAGGCATTCTATCAGGAGTCGGTAAAGTAACCGAAGCAATAAAAAAAGTTACTCAAAGTATAAGAGACCATTTGCCTCATTCTCCTGCTAAAACAGGACCGCTAAAAGATTTACACAAAATCAAAATATCCGAGACTATTGCAACAGCAATAAAACCGAAACCGATTTCTTCTGCCATCGCCAATGCCTTAAACGTAAATTCATACGGCTTAAAACCGAACGTGAGAGGTGGAATATCAAGTGGTTCAACTGTAATAAATTACAATCCGACTGTAAATATAAATGGTGGAAGCAATCAAGCAAAAAATGAATTCTCTCAAATGCTTAAACAACATAAAGATGAGATTTTAAGAATATTTAAACAAGAAAATGAAAGACAATTGTGGTTAGCGTATTAAACCTAAACAAGAAATCAGTAGTTATTTAAAATTCAGAAAGAATATTAAAAAATGTTTGCACAACTGGGAAATATACAATTTGAACTAATAACTTATTTTAATGGGATAAAAGAAAGTTCATCATATAACTATGCTCAACATGAACGTATAAACCAAAAACCTCTCTTGCAGTTTCTTGGAGAAAATTTGAATGCTATTGATATCAAATTGAATTTTCACTCATCATTTTGTAATCCAAAAGAAGAAATGGATAAACTTAAAAACGTTGCAACTCTTGGAACTCCGTTGCAGTTTATAAAAGGGAATGGCGAATATGTCGGAGTTTTTGTTATTTCTTCAATTGAATCTTCAACCGAGCAAACATCAAGCGAGGGAGATATTTTATCAATTCAAGTCGAATTAAAGCTGCTTGAATATACAGGTAAACTCCCCGAAGAAAAGGAACAAGAAGGAGGTCTTAAAACAAAATGACCGAATTCTATAATTATGTCACTAAAGACAATGATAGATGGGATTTAATTGCATATAAATTCTATAACGATTCCACAAAATACGAAATCATCATCAAAGCAAACCCCGATATTCCAATTACTCCGGTTTTAGAATCAGGGATTAAATTAAAAATTCCTGTCTTGGAAGAAAAAGAAACAATTAGTTTTATAACCCCACCATGGAAAAAATAAAATGCTACAACCCACATTTAAACTTGAATACAATAAAAAAGATATTACAAAAGATATCTCTGACTATGTTTTAAATATTAATTATACAGATGTTGAACATGGTCAAAGTGATGAAGTTGAAATTATATTTGAAGATTCTCAAAAACTATGGCAAGATGCTTGGATTCCAAGTAAAGGCGATAATATCCGTTTGTATATTGGATATGTCGGGGAAAAACTTTTAAACTGCGGAGTTTTCGAGATTGATGAAATAGAATTTTCAACTCCACCGGATGTTCTTATAGTAAAAGCAATAGCAACAGGTATAACAAAATCTTTAAGACAAAATAATTCTGTTGCTTATGAAAATAAAAATCTTAAGCAAATTGCAAATGAAATTGCAAAAAAACACAATTTAACTCTGGTTGGCGAGATTGATGATATCAGAGTTGAGAGAATAACCCAAAATAAACAGAGAGATTTAACTTTTTTGAAAACTCTTGCCGAACAATACGGGTATATTTTCAAAATTACAGATAATCAACTTGTGTTTTATAAAACACAAAAACTGATTGATGCAAAATCAGCAAAAATTATTAATCGAAGTGAATGTTCAAGAATTAATTTAAGAGAAAAAACATCTCAAAATTATAAAGCTGTAACGGTCAGCTATCATAATCCCAAAACAGGCAAAACCATAACTGCAACAGCTAAAAATGAAAACTGTGTAAAAGGTGACACTTTGAAATTATCGCAAAGGGTTGAAAATAAACAACAAGCCTTAATAAAAGCAAAAGCTGCACTTTCAAGAGGTAATCATACTATTGAAGGTTCAATTGATATGATGGGAAATCCTTATTTAATAGCAGGGTTAAATGTTGAAATGAAAGATGTAGGACATTTTTCAGGCAAATACCATATTACACAGGCAACACACTCAATTGATAGAAATAGCGGATATTCGTTAAGCTTGGAGGTTAAATCTTGTTAAAATTCGGAACAGTAACAAATATAAATCCAATGACAGCAAAAGCAAGAGTTCAGTTCGCTGACGATAATATAACTTCGTACTGGTTGCCTATCTTACAAAAGAAAACACTAAAAGATAAATATTATTCTGTTGTAGATATCGGGGAACAAGTTGCTTGTCTTATGGATGAAAACTCTGAAGATGGTGTTATTTTAGGTGCAATTTATACAAGTCTTGACGAAGTTCCTGCAATTTCAAATCTCCAACATTTAATCAAATTTGAAGACGGCAGTTTTATTGAATTTAACCGAGATACCCAAATGCTTACCATTGTGGCAAAAACGCTGAATATTATCGCAGATGTCATAAATACCGGCAAGTTTGAAAATACTGATGGAATTGTTTCAAATTCGGATATTACCGATAAAACTTCATCAATGCAAAGTATGAGAGATACATACAATGCACATAATCACACAGGAAATCAGGGAAGTCCGACATCAAATCCTAATGAGGCTATGTAATGACAACATTAAATGAAATAACATACGTTGATTGGCAATATAAACTCAACAAAATCGGCTCTGTAGCTGAAGGTGTTGAGGATATAAACCAATGCATTGCAATTATTTTATTAACTCAAAAGGGTTCTGATCCATTAAGACCTACATTTGGCTCGGATATCTATAAATATATTGATTACCCGATAAATAGTGCAAAAGCAAACATAATAAGAGAATCTATTGAGGCAATTGAAAAATGGGAAACAAGAATTAAGGTCGATAGTGTAATTGTGGAAATAAAAGAAACACAAATAAAAATCCAAATACAATGGTCGCTCAAGTCTTCCAATACAACAACAGGCTCAACGGAGGTAAATTTATGACATCAAATCTTCCTGAACCAAATTTTATAGAAAGAAACCCCGAAACCATTACAAAAGAATGGGTGGAACTTTATGAGCAAAAATCAGGCAAAGTTCTGCAACCTGCTCAAATTGAGAGATTGATGATTGACTTGGGTGCTTATAGAGAATCAATTTTAAGGATGCAAATTCAAGAAACTGCAAAACAAAATTTGTTAAGCTACGCCCCTTTAGACATTCTTGAACATATCGGAGAGCCTTTAGGTGTAAGAAAACTTCTTGCAAACTGTGCTGTTACCACTCTAAAATTTTCTGTTGATGAACCGTTGGATTTTGATTTTGAAATACCCGCATGTTGTGAAGTCGAAACAAAAGACGGACTTTGTATATTTCAAACAAAAAAAAGTGTAATATTAAAAGCAGTAGAGACTTTTGTAACCGTTGAGGCTGTTTGTGAAACAGCAGGAATTGTCGGAAATAATTATATAATCGGCTCAATTAATAATCTTGTAACCCCATTGAGCTATATTTCATCAGTTGAAAACATCACAATATCTTCAGGTGGAGCAGATGATGAAAATGCTGACAATTTAAGAGAAAGAATAAGACAAGCTCCGGAAAAGTTTTCAAACGCCGGAAGTCGTGGAGCATATCGCTATCATACATTATCAGCACATCAATCGATAACTGATGTTGAAATATTATCGCCATCACCGGGAGTGGTTAATATTTATCCTTTGACCGAAAACGGAAATCCAACCGATGAAGTTTTGGAAATTGTTCGTAAATACTATGAAAAAGACGGCATTAGACCATTAACCGACTATGTTCAAGTTTTATCTCCTGAAAAAATAGATTTTTCAATAAAAGCAGAGATTATACTTTATCAGGATGCGGATATTACAAGTGTTCAAACAACTCTTGACTCCAAACTGCAAGAATACAAGAAAACATTAGCTCAAAAATTAGGCAAAAATGTTGTTAAATCACAAATTAAAAATGTTTTAAGCAGCATTTATGGTGTCTATGATGTTCTTTCTCTAACCCCTGAAAATATAGATATTGAAAAATACCAATGGGCGAATTTGGTTGATTATGATGTCAAAATAGGAGGTTATGCCGATGAATAGCCTAGCCCCAATAAACGACATTAATTTAAAAATATTTAATGAAATCTGTGAAGAACGTTTTAAAAAATTAGACCTTGATGTTTTGTTAGTTACTATCATTGACAATTTGCCATCGGATGCGTTGCCGCATTTAGCAGAACAGTACCACATAACAGGTAATGAAGGGTGGTTACAATGCAGAAATGATGACGAAAAAAGAGATTTGATAAAACGCTCTATTGAGGTTCATAGGTATAAAGGTACAAAATATGCCTTACAAAAAATATTTGATATGTTCGGACTTGAAGGCAAGATTAAGGAATGGTTTGAAACAGGTGGCGAACCGTTTACATTTACGGTAGATATTGATTTTGTTACTAAAGGTCTGGATTTTGAACTTATTGAAAAATTAGAAGATTTAATCAACGAGTATAAAAATGTTCGTTCTCATCTTGCAAAATTAAATATTGGGATGCCTGCTAATGTCGGAAATTACAAACACAAAATGACAAGTCTTTCAGGAGAATGCACAACAATTTATCCGTTTCAAAAAACACTTGTTTGGGATGAAAGCAATTGGGATGAAGAATATTGGATTAAATCTGAAGATGAAACAAGAAAATTACCACTTGCCCTGTGGGATGAATCAGAATTTGACGATTGCGTTTGGGCGTTTGGCTAAAAAGGAGCAATATGGATTTTTATACATTACTTACAAATAGCGGAAAAGGAAGTATCACTCGGTCTTATGCCATGAGTACACCGTTGCATTTAACGACATTTGCCGTAGGCGATGGTGGTGACGGATATTATGATCCCGATATTACTCAAACATCTTTAATCAATGAAACATATCGAGGGAATATTTCTAAAATATACGTTGATACCGATTATGAAAACCGATTAATCGTAGAGTGTGCAATTCCGTCTGATAGCGGAGGTTATTATATCAGAGAGGTCGGAATATTTGACTCCAATAAAAACTTATTTGCCATAGGCAGACTTCCAGAAAGCTACAAACCGATTGAAGAAGAAGGTTCAACCAGAGATTTTTACATAAAAGTTGTCTTGGAAGTTGAAAATTTAGAAGACAGACAGTTAATCATTGACTCTAATGTGAGCATAGTTTCTTTTGATTATTTGGAAAACAACCATAATAAAGATGTAAATGCTCATTACAGATTAATTGATGCGGATAAAACAGACGGCTATCACGCAGGGAATGAAGAAAACCAAATTCCTGTTTCAAACGGAATAAAAAATGAAAATCTTAATGCTGATTTATTAGATGGTTTTCATGCAGGAAACGATAAAAACAATGTTCTTGTTTTGGATGAAAACGGTCTTGTGCCTGAAGATAATTTAATTCCCTATGCTAAAAAAGAACACAATCACAATATTTCGGAAATTATAACCAACGAAACAATTCACACTTTCGATAATATGCAAATTTTAAGCGGGTACAATGTCGGAACAACCACGTATGTTTATCCTCCGGATACTTATACGATGGAGGATTTGCTTGCTTTTTTACCATCAATGAGAACTTTTCATTATTCAGGAGATGTAAACGGGGATGACTCTTCTTATTGTTACTGGGGAAAAGAAGCAACTCGTATAGTTATAACCTGCTATAACACAGAGCAGAGGGCAAATCCACAAGTTAATTGGATAGCAATTTGGCGAAAAGACAGACCGAAAAAATATAAAAACTAGGAGTTATGATGTCAAAAATTGAAGAATTAATAAAGTTTAAAGCAAAGACAAAAGCTGTCGCAGATGACGTTAACAGCAATTTTGAAAAATTAAGAGTTTCAAATAATGAACAGGAAGATTTTTTAAATAAATTGCAAACGGAATTAACTGCACATAAATCAACCCCACTTTGTGAGATTAACTGCGAGAGCGATATTCTGATTTTGAATACTGAAACGTACAATTTTAAAGTTTCAGGTGTATCCTCTATTTCTGAATTCAAAGGTGTAACTGACGGATTTGTATTTATTGAATTTACGGATTCAAGACTGTTAATTAACAGCACAAAACTACGGTTACAAAACAATGTCGATAGAATAACCAAAGTCGGAGATATTGGAATATATCAGTTTGAAAACGGAATTGTAAAAGAAGTCAATTATTTTACTTCTCGTGAAGAAAAGACAAACACTTTGCCTACTCAAACCATAATCGATGCACCGAGAGATAATGACGGAAAAGCAGATTTTTTGCAAAAAGTACAATTCTCTGATGACATTATGCCGATTATGACGAGTTTTGAAGATGAAAATTGTGTTATATCTTCAAGCTCACAGCACGATGCAACAAATTATATGCCATGGAAAGCATTCAGACATCACACAAACGATGCTTACGGATGGTTAACAATCAACGGTGTCACAACAGGATGGATAAAAGTAGAGTTTAAGAATAATTATCCAAAAATTACGGCATTCTCAATTAATGCACGTAATAGTGCCGATGCAAACACTCATTCTCCTTGCGATTTTATTGTAGAAGGCAGTAATGATGATATAAACTGGACACTTTTAGGAGATTATACGGATAATTTGAACTGGTTACAAAATGAAAGAAGATATTTTGCATTAACTTATTTCGACCATTTCAAATACTACCGACTTACAATTACTAAAAACTCCGGCACAGGTACGTTTTCAGGTTTTGGTGCTTTGCAGTTTTTTGAAACCCTGAACGATTTTATGCCGATGATAGCAAAAGTTGATTTAGATATAAATAATCCGTTGTTGATAAATACGGGAATTGGGAAATCCACCATAGGTAAAATCAATCAATTATCCATTATTTCACAACCCTACACAATAGAGAATTTATACAATAATGCTCAAATGTATTTGGGTTATGCCAAAAACAATAATGGTGGTTTTGAGCCTTTTGTAACTACAGCTTGCCCTGTTTATTCAAACCATTTGCAACGTCACGCAAATAAAAACTCTATTCCGACAATGATTTCTTACACTACAAGTAATGAGTATAAGTATGGTTATGTCGTAACTGAAAGCAGCCACTACGTTCCAACAGGTGCAAATTACCCTGCTTTCTTGGCATTCAACGGAGTATGGAATAACAAGTGGGTTGCAAATATTGTTGGCGGTAATCAATGGATTCAAATAGATTTCCCGAATTACAGAAAAGCTGCACGATTTACAATAATTGCTTCGCATGATGATGCCGGCGGTAGTATTCGAAACGGATATATAAAAGGATTTAACGGCGAAGAATGGATTGTTTTAAAAGAAATTACCGAAGAACTCAATTGGGTTGCAAACGAAGTCCGTCATTTTGATGCCGATGTTATAGAGTCTTGTTGTAAATTTAAGCTCGAAATTACTGAAATTCAGAATATGGCAACAAGAGCACAAGTCGCAGAGTTTGAAATTCATGAACTTGCCGATTGTTTTGTAATTCCCGAAAACAAATTTTATTCATACAACATCGAAGAAGGAAAGTACGAAGAAAAAGAACTTATCTATGTCGGAAGAATAAAAACACAGAACAATTTTGTATCCGAAGTGCAAAGTTATGCAACGGAAAATCAATACACAAGTGAAGAAATCAGCTTAAAGCCAAGCACTTTGTACTCATTTTTTCACAATATCGGAGTCGATTACAAGAATTTGAAAGTTTCAGGTTGGATTAAAGACAAAATTAATGGTTTTGTGCTGCCTTGGAACATTGATTCTAATATTGATGCCAATATTGAACTCAATAATTACGGTTATCATATAGACGAATGCCAATTCAATGTTCGGACTCCTGCTACATTGATGAATTACAAAGACAATAACAACGTTACAAGAGCCTTAACCGGTAGTGTATCTCTTGTTCTTCAATTAGAAAGGAGTTTTTAATGTATTGCGTGATTAGAAATGGTCAATATTTGGAAACAACAAACAAATTATTTGATGACATAGAAGTCCCTGCCAAACCACACGAAAAAGCTGAGTTTATTAACGGAGAATGGGTTTTAAATGCGGACTTATTATTTAGTGAAATAGATAAAACAGAGGCTGAACAGTTTTTGAACGAAACTGACTGGAAAATTATACGACATAAAGAGCAGCAGGATTTAGGGATAGAAACGTCTTTAACCGAAGATGAATACTTAAATTTAATCAAAGAACGACAAAATAGGAGGAATATTTTAAATGACATCACTAACTAAAATCTGTCTGCATTGGACAGCAGGAGCAGATAAACCCTGCGAGCAGAACTTAAATTGTTATCACTTTTTATTTGATAAAGACGGCAAAGAATACAAAGGCACTTACACCCCACAAGATAATATTAACTGTTATGACGGAAAATACGCAGCACATTGCGGTGGTGGAAACACAGGATGTATCGGAGTTTCTTGCTGTGGGATGTATGGTTTTAATTTAAAAGATAAAAAAACAAAATATCCTCTCACTCAAAAACAAGTGGAGGCGATGTGTTCCAAAGTAGCAAAGCTATGCAGTTTATATGGAATTACAGTTTCAGAAAAAACTGTTTTTACGCATTATGAATTCGGTCAATCCCATCCTAAAACTTCAAGCTACGGAAAAATTGATTTTACATATCTTCCGTATTTGCCAAATCTATCAAAAGAGAGAATTGGCGATTATTTAAGAAACAAGATTCAATGGTATCAAATTCAACAAAAGAAAGGAAAATAATATGAGTATTTTATCATTTATCAAAAATTGGAAAGACTTCAGCACTATTTGGGCTATAATTCAACCATTTATTCTAAAACTGATTAAAAAGAAAGTTCCGACAACGATTACAAAACTCTATGAAAATCTTGCAAAATACACACAGCCTGCGATAGATAGCTTGTTTAAATTAAAAGGAAAAATCCAAAACTCTCCGAACGAACTTGATGATTATTGTTTTAATCAAGGCGTTAATGCGATTGAATCATTTGCAAATTATTTGCTGGAAACAGTTAAGACATTAAGAGCATAAGGAGTTTATATGTATTGGAAAGATATGCTGAATGTGCAAAATGTTGAAAAAGGTTTTTTCTCCTCCTCTAATCCATATGGTATCCCTGATTTAAAGCCGGATGAGTTTCCTATAAAGGAACTCATCCCCTACAGGGTTGATAAAAACAGGAATGGAACGGCACACTTCTTTTTAGATGATTATCGTTTTGAGAGATGTTGGAAAAACGCAGACTCACAGCTTGTAGTTTTAAAACAATACGATGGAGTGTTATCTCCTGATTTTTCGATGTACACGAATTACCCCGAAGCTTTCCAAATCTGGCAAGTTTATAGGAACAGATGGTGTGCAAGATATTGGCAAGAAAACGGAATAAAAGTTATTCCGACTGTCAGTTGGTCTGATGAATCAAGCTACAAATATGCCTTTTTAGGAATTCCAAAACATTCAGTTGTTGCAATTGGAACAGTTGGTGTTTTGAATGATAAAAACGCTATAACTCTCTTTATGCAAGGCTTTGAAGAAATGTTAAAACAACTTGAACCAAAAGAGATTTTGATTTATGGAAACAAGTTGAGCGAACTTGACGGATATAAAAACCTCCGTTGGTTCGAACCGTACATGAATAAATTTAAGAAAGCGAGGTCATAATGGGTGGTCGTGGTTCAGGTGGTGGCAGAGGTTCAAAAACTTCTTCAAGTAGTGCTCCGATTTCAAAAGGCGAAAAAATCTACCGAGAAAAGGTTTTAAAAAATTCTTACATAGGAATGAAGGAGTTTAAAGAAGTTAAAGAATACTTAAAAAATAATGCCTCAAAAGAAGAAATTTTAAAAGTTGCAAATCATTATGGAGAACTTTATAAAAATAAATTTGATATTTCAGGCGATACTGCTGCAATGTATAAAACCTATGAGAATTCTTTAAACACGTTGGCAGTACAAAAAGGAGGTTTTAAAAAAGCTGAAAAAATAAAATATATTAACGAAAAAGGTGGTTCTAATATTGACGTATCTGACAGTTATTCAAGTAAAGAAATTGATAAAATGTTCAAGCAAGTTGTTAAAGGTAAAAAGATGAAGAAAATTGGCTACGAATGGGTAGTTGATTATAACAGTTAAGAAAGTGAGGTAATCATGGGTGGTCGTGGTTCAGGTGGTGGCAGAGGCGGTGGCGGTGCTGCTAAAAAAGTACCAACAGGCGAAGGTATCACAGACAAAAACGAACTTATAAATTTATACAATAGTATATCAGGAAATTCTAATCTCTCTGTAGAGCAACGAGTCAAAGCCATGCACGATATTCAAGAAAGAATAAAAGAATTAGATGCTAAAAAAGCATCAGACCTTAAACAAAAACGGCTTGATGCTCTTGCAAAAGCTCGTGCAAAACGTGCAGAAAACAAAAAGAACGGAATTAAACCCGAAAAGAAAGAAAAAGACCCAAGAAGAACGAAAGCTAAAATGTCTATGGATAGCACAGTTTCAGACCTTAAATATAATTTGAGGCGAGGTGTTGAATCAGACGGATATATTTCAAATTCTGATTTCAGAGTTGAAGATTACGGAAATTCTGTCAGCGTTCAAATCAGATATTTAGGGAAGTGGAAAAATCCATCACATGCACGCTATGAGGAAGATTACGATTGGCAGGAACTTCGTTCTTCAAGTGGCAAGCAGATTGATAAAGTAATAAAGAAAATGTCAAAACAATCAGGCAGAAAAATCACTTGGAGTACAAGCGAAAAGAATTGGATTGATATTGATATTCCAAAAATGAAAGGAGATTAATTTATGGGAGGTCGTGGTTCAGGTGGCGGTAAAAGTAGTGGTGGAGGCAAAGCCTCATTAGGTGGTGCATTCTCTGATATCAGAGCTAATAATAACAGGGATTTTAATGAACAAATTAAAAGTAAATTATCTGAAATGACCGATAAAGAATTAAGTAGAGCTATTATTAACACAAAAAATCAGATGAATAATGAAACCGTTAAACTTGCTCTGGAACAAAACAAATTGAGAAAAATGAATGAAGAATTTAAAAAGGTCAACATGAGTGATAAGGACTACGAATCAAAATCACTTGCTTTGGATAAACAAATTTCAAAAGTAAGCGAAGCTCAATCACGAGCAGATATTCGTACTCAAATTCATTATTTGGCAATTAATGAAAAATACAACGTCAGAGATAAACAAGCTACTAATAATATAAAATCAATGACTAACGGACAGTTAAACTCTTTCTATAATAAATCATATAAAGAGAGCCGAAAGGCTCATAATTTGACGGTGGTAGCACCGAAGAAAGAGAGGTCAAAGGCATGAAAAAAGAAATG